ATGGCCTCGACTTCTACCGTGGGCAAGACGACTGCCGTTGCCCCGTCCCAGCTGAACCTCTTCCACCGGAACCCGCGCAAGGGCGACGTGCCCGCGATCATGTCCAGCCTGCGGCGGCACACGCAGTACAAACCGATTACGGCCAACGTGGGCACCCATACCGGCCGCCCGGCCGAGGTGCTGGCCGGTAACCACACCCTGATGGCCTTCCGCGACCTGGCCGCTGCCGAGCCCACCGACAAGCGCTGGCAGAAAATCCTGGTGTTCTGGGTCGACGTAGACGACGACATGGCTGAGCGCATCGTGGTGGCCGACAACCAGACCGGCCAGCTGGGCGGGTTCGATGAGGCAGAGCTGGCCGAACTGGTGGCCGGGTTCGACGGTGACGTGGAGGGCCTGGGCTTCACCGACGCCGACCTGGACGACCTGAACGCGATCCTGGAGGAACGCGCCGACCTGCCGCCCCTGGGTGACCCCTTCGCCAAGGACGACAAGGGTTCGACCGGCAGCGACGACACCAGCGATGACAGCGCCGACACTGGCGACGGGCCTGCCGGTGACCCCGGCAGCACGCGCATGGTGGTGCTCACGCTGCCGATCCCGCGCTTCGTGTGGGTGCAGCAGGCCCTGGAGCGCGCCCGCGTGGAGTTCGACGTGGAGACCAACACCGACGCCGTGGTGGCGCTGCTGGAGCAGTGGACAGGCACCACCGCCCCGGCCGACGAGGGCGCGCTGGCCAGTGCCGCCGACGAGCTGCTGGCAGAGGATCCGGCCGGGTTCACCGATGACGACGAATGAGCTGACCCGCGTCTACGTGCCCAGGGTGGCCACACCCGAGGACGCCACCGCCTGCGTAGGCAACATGGTGCCCGAACGTGAGCCCAGCCCGCTCAAGCCCGGCACCGTGCTGCACGACGCCGACACCCGCGAGCCCATCCTGGGCTACCTGCGGCTGGAGAACGCCGCGCTGCTGCGCCGGGCACTGCTGGCCATCGACACCGGGGGCAGCGCCACCACCGCCAACGGCCGGAGCCGTACGTTCGGCTACGCGCCCCGCAGGCCCATCGTCTGGCGGGAGGCGTGCAGCATCACCGCCCTGGGGCGCGACTATCCGCAAATCGAGCAGGTGCTGGAGAGCTACGCCGACCAGTTTGCTGCCGGGCTCGGCGCCATTGACCCTGAGCTGGTGAAACGCGGCCAGGACCAGTTAACCAGCGTGCTGCACGACTGGCGTCTGGGCGAGGCCAAGCTGTGGACCAGCGGCGTCGTGAACGACACCGCCCAGCTGCCCTACCACCGCGACGGGTTCAACTTCCCGGTGTGGTCGGCCATGCCGGTGCTGCGCCGGGGCACCCGTGGCGGGCATCTGCACTTGCCGGAGTACGACATCGTGGTGCCGTGCGGCGACGGCAGCGTGACGTTCTTCGAGGGCTACCGGCTGGTGCACGGCGTCACCCCGATCACGCGGGTGAAGGCCAAGGAGGGCTATCGCATCAGCTGCGTGTACTACGCGCTGCGCGGGATGAAAACCTGCCGGGTCGCTGCCGAGGAGGCGGCGTACGGGCGGCGCAAGCGCACCGAGCGCGAGAAGGAAATGGCCGACCGGCTGGCCCGTGGTGAAACGGGCTTTCCGCAGCGCATGGGCGATGACGACAGCAAGTTGCGTGAGTACGGGCCACGTGACGCCATGAACGACTGGCGCGGCATGTCCGGCAGCAAGCGGCTCCAGGAACAGTCCAGGCCCCGATACTGACATGCCCGACTAGGGCGGGTATCTGCGCTATCCTGGCGGGCATGACGCCTCGGATGATCTACCTGGTGGGCCAGCCTGGCTCGGGCAAGTCGACCCTGATGGCTGGCCTGACCAAGGGCCTGGTGCGCTGCTCGCTCGACGCCGAGACGCCCGTGCCTCACGACCTGCTGCTGGACCGGGTGTCCGGCGCGGCGGTGGGCGCGGAAATTGGCAAGCAGCGCGGCGCGTTCTCCGGCACCGACGCGCTGGCCAGCAGCATCATCGACAAGGCGGTGCCCTGGGTCCAGACACAGCCGTACGACCTGCTGCTGGCCGAAGGTGCCCGCCTGGCGAACAAGCGCTTCATCCAGGCCACCGCTGACGCGGGCTATGCCGTGATGCTGGGCCTGCTCGACCATGACGCTGCCGAGGGCTGGCGCAAGAAGCGCAGCAAGGCCCTGGGGCGCGAACAGAACCCATCGTGGGTGAAGGGGCGGCTCACTGCCAGCCGCCGCCTGGCCGACGCCTACCCCAGCGCTCTGGTGGTGGCCGGTGCCGTCATCGCGCCGGAGGCGGGCAAGGTGGTGGTGCTCAAGGGCCATCCCGACGAGCTGGAGCCGGTGCTGGCGGCGTTCATGGCGATGGGTGCCGATGGCTAAGCAGCCCGAGCTGGAGTTCCCCGAGAACGGCAGCGGTGACCCTGCCGTTGACGTGTGGACCAGCGACGGCACGTTCGACAGCCGCCGCGCTGAGACCATCTTCGAGGAGACCAAAAACTGGCCACCGGAGCAGCGCGCCGCCATGCTGCGGTCGTTGCGCGCCGCCGAGACGCGCGCCACCGTGCGCACCAAGTACCGGCACCCGGCTGAGATGGCCGCAGCGGTGACGCCTGGCTATCGCATCACCCCGGCGCTGGCCATGATCAGCACGTCCATCGAGCGTGTGCTAAACAGTCATCGCAAGATCAACCTGAGCGTGTCCATGCCGCCGCAGGAGGGCAAGTCGTCGCTGTGCTCGGTATGGGCACCGCTGCGCGCGCTCCAGCTGAACCCGAACCGGCGCATCATCCTGGCTACCTACGCCCAGCCCCTGGCCGATATGCACAGCCGCACCGCCCGCGAGGTCATCAACACGCACGGCGCGGGCATCACCGATCCGCTGACCGGCCTGGCCGTGGAGGACAAGATCGGTCTGCGGCTGGCCCAGGGCGCGAACAAGATCAGCTTCTGGTCGGTGGAAGGCGGCGCTGGCGGGCTGCTGGCGGCGGGCATCGGCGCGACCATCACCGGTATGCCCGCTGACCTGCTGATCATTGACGACCCGTTCAAGAACATGATGGAGGCCGACAGCGCCACGCACCGGGCGAACGTGGAGTTGTGGTTCAGCTCGGTGGCGCTTACCCGTCTGGCCCCCGACGCCAGCATCATCCTCATTCAGACTCGCTGGCACCCCGAGGACTTGGCGGGCAAGGTGCTGGCCGGTGAGAAGCTGCTGGACCCCAGCGAGCGCACCTGGCGGCACCTGAACATCCCCGCCATTGCCGAGGAGGGCATTCCTGACGCCCTGGGGCGCAAGCCCGGCACGCCCATGGTCAGCGCGCGTGACACCCCCGAGGCCAAGCGGAACTTCGCCCAGACGCGCAAGCAGGTGGGAGAGCGCACCTGGTACGCGCTTTACCAGGGCAGCCCGCGCAACCCGGCCGGTGGCATCTTCCAGCGGGCCTGGTTTGATCCCCGGCTACCGCAGCCGCCCACCTATCCCGCCGCCAGCGTCGTCGGCATCGACCCGGCCGACAGCGGCGAGGGCGACGAAACGGGCATCGTGTGCGGCGCGCTGTACCACGACGGCACGGCCAAGGTGGCGCTCACCCACGACCGTTCCGGCATGTTCACCAGCGACCAGTGGGCACGTGAAGGCGTGCTGCTGGCGCTGGAGCAGGGTGCCCGCGTGGTGGCTGTGGAGGGCTACACCGCCGCCAAGACGTACGTCCGCGTAGTGCGCCAGGCGTACACCGCCATCCACAACGAGGCAGTCGCCAAGCGCAGGAGCGGCGCACTGCTCACCCCGGTGGAGCAGCGCGCACTGACCGACATTCCGCCGTTCCAGATCAAGCCCTGGCGCGGTGCCAATAAGGCCGACGCGGTGGCCCGCGCGGGCGGGCTCAGCCAGTCGCTGGAAACCGGCCGGTGCCGCACTGTAGAGGGCTCCATGGCGGTGTTCGAGGAACAGGCGTGCGACTGGCAAATGGGCCAGCACCAGCCCGACCGGGTAGCTGCGGCCATCATCGTGCACGACAGCCTCATGGAGATGGCTGGGTCACAGATGCATCTGGCCGCGCCCGTCGACCGCAAGACGGCACCGCCGCCCGCCTGGATGCGCCGCAGCATCGGCAAGAACTAGTCCTCCAGCGCGTCGATCACAGCTTGCCGGTATGCCGTCACCGGCAAGATCGGCAGGCCCAGCCGCTGGCACACCACCGCGCCCACGATCAGCGCGTCGGCTTCGTTGTTGTTGACCACCGCCGAGTCGGGAAACTGCCGGGCGGTAGCCAGCAGAACGGTGTCCTTGTCGGCGTTGCCCTTGCCGGTGGCGAACTTGGCCCGCGCGCTGGTGGCCACGATGGTCAGTGGCACGTCGTACTTCTCGCACAGCTCGATCACCCGGCCGAACACCCATGGCAGCACCCACGCGCTGGCACCCTTGGCCCCGTACGCCAGGCCCTCCATGCCGACGGCATCGGGCTTGTCGCCGTTGTTGAAACATCCCTCGACCTGGTCAATCAGCGCGTTCACCCGCCGGGCCATGGCCCGTTTCGACTTGTCGCGGCCGGGCTTGGGCGCGCTCACGGTGGCGGTGTCCGCGATGAACTCGAACTTGGGGTCGGCGTCGGACCACACCTGTTTGACGTAGATGCGCGCCAGGCCGGTACCGGTCAGCGAGGTGTCGATCCCGAGGATGTGCATGGACTGACTATAGCGACTAAGGCGGGTAAGTGCCATGAGGTGCGGTACGCTCCAGACCATGAGCCTCGGAGAGTTTGTGCTGGTGCTGGTCGTCTACGCGCTGGCGGTCATGCGCCTTACCCGGCTGATCAACGCCGACACCATCCTGGACCGGCCCCGGCTGGCCATCGCAGGCAAGGCCCGCGAGGCGCAGCTGGTCGTTGTGGAGGCCCGCAGCCACGGCCAGGCGGCGCGGGCCGACGTATTCGAGCGCCGCTGGCGGCGCTGGAACACGCTGATGTACTTCGTCCAGTGCCCGTGGTGCGTCGGCATGTGGCTGGCCCTGGGCACCGCGTGGGTGCCGCTGTACTTCCACACGAACCCGGTGGCGCAGTACCTGGGCGTAGCCCTGGCCGTGAGCCACCTGATCGGCGTCTGTGCCCGGTTTGCCGACACCGAGGACATCGAGATCGTTGACGACGACGAGTAACCGCACGCATAGGCGATAACCTGGCCCACATGGCTGCCTCCAACCTGCGCGTCTCCCGCCGCCCGAAGGGCAGCCCGGCGCGGCGCTCGCTGACCGCTGCCAGCCAGCCTCTGGAGCCCGGCCGCACCCCGTCGCGTCAGGTGGCCGGTACGGTCGCGCGCACCAGCTGGCAGAACGAAGCCTGGGAGTGCATGGACCTGGTGGGCGAGCTGCGTTACTACGTCGGTTGGCGTGCCAGTAGCTGCTCCCGTGTCGAGCTGATCGCCAGCGAGCTGGACCCCGACACCGGCAAGCCCACGGGCGGCATCCGAGACGATGACCCCGATGGCCTGCGGTTCCTCGAAATCGTCAAGTCGATGGCCGGTGGCCCACTGGGGCAGGCGCAGCTCCAGAAGCGCGCCGCCGAATGCCTCACCGTGCCGGGCGAACACCGCATCTGCCTGCTCGACCAGGGCGACAAGAACCCCGACGGCAGCGTGCGGCACAACTGGTACGTCGTCACGAACGACGAGGTGAAGAACAAGGGCGGCGGCAAGACCGACATCGAGCTGCCCGACGGCACCATCCACGAATACAGCAAGGGCCGGGACATCATGTTCCGCGTCTGGAACCCGCGTCCCCGCCGGGCCAAGGAACCCGACAGCCCCGTGCGTGCCTGCCTGGACAGCCTGCGCGAAATCATCCGCACCACCAAGAAGATTCGCAACGCCAGCAAGAGCCGCCTGATCGGTAACGGCGTGGTGTTCCTGCCTCAGGAACTCAGCCTGCCGCGTGCCACCGCGCCCGTGGCCGACAACCAGCCCGGCGCGCCCGTGCCCATTGTCGACGGCGTGGCCGCTGCCGACGAGCTGAGCAACCTGCTGTTCCAGACGGCAGCGGCGGCAGTCGATGACGAGGACAGCCAGGCGGCGCTCATCCCGCTGCTGGCCACCGTGCCCGGCGAACACCTCCAGAAGATTTTCCACCTCAAGATCGGTAACGAAATCACCGAGGTGGAAATCAAGACGCGCAACGACGCCATCGCGCGCCTGGCCATGGGCCTGGACGTGAGCCCCGAGCGGCTGCTGGGCTTGGGCAGCAACAGCAACCACTGGAGCGCCTGGCAGATCGGTGACGAGGATGTGCAGCTGCACATCAAGCCCGTGATGGAAGTGCTGTGCGCGGCCATCTACCGCGAGGTACTGGTGGCCACGCTCAAGGCCGAAGGCATCGACCCCGACAGGTACGTGTTGTGGTACGACGCCAGTGGGCTGACCGTTGACCCCGACAAGACCGACGAGGCCACCGCCGCCAAGGAGCAGGGTGCCATCACCCATGAGGCGTACCGCCGCTACCTGGGGCTGGCCGACGACGACGGCTACGACCTGGAAACGCTGGAAGGTGCCCAGGCATGGGCGCGCGATGCCATCGTGGCCGACCCCAGCCTGATCAAGGTGCTTGCCCCGCTGCTCACCGACGAGCTGGCCGAAATCGACTGGCCCGAACCCCCGGCCGCGCTGCCGCCGGGCGAGGAGGACCAGGCCGACGAGGACGAGCAGGACAGCACCGGCAGCGAGCCCAACACCGAGAACGACGCCGAGGCGGCAGCGCGCATCAGCAGCACGGCCGACATGGTGCTGGCCGAGCGTCTGCTGACCGTGCGCGCCCTGGGCCTGGCGGGCAAGCGGCGCGTGAAGGTGAACGATCGCGCGCAGAAGGCACGGCTGGCGGGCATCGCGCCGCACGACTACCACCGCGTGATGGGACCGGTGGCCGACGCCGATATCCCACGGCTGATCAGCGGCTGGGACGAGGGCCTGGAAGAGGAGGCGCTGGCGCTGCTCGGGGTGGACCACCGCCGCACCGAGGCACTGCGCGCCGCCGTGCGGGCGCAGGTGCGCCGTGAGCTGACCATGCCCGTTGTCGACGCGGAGGTGTGCTGATGAAGAACACGACCCCGAACTGTGCCTACATCGGAGGCCACCGACCAGGGTATGACCCTGAGTGTGCGTGGTGTGCGCGAGCGGTGGTGACCAACTGATGTGGCCCCTGCCTGGTGAGGCCCTGAACCGGACCATCGAGGTGGAGGCCGGTATCGCTGACCTGTACGCCGACGTGCTGAACACCTGGTGCGACCAGGCCCGCGCTGCTGTCCTCCCGACCCTCACCACCAGTGAAAACAACGCGCTCACTGCGGATGGAAGTTTGCCACCGGAGCCGGGAGGGATAGATGAAACTGCCGGGTTCTGGGATCAACACTCGACTGAGTTGATCCTAGCAGGTATGTCAAATTTGTACGCATTGTCGCTGGTAGAGGGAATGGAAGGTATGGATATTCCCTTGCCAGACATCAATTTGTCCGGACGGGAACGGCCGGTCATCCCGGCGTCCGTCGTTCGGTCGATTACTTCGACTAGCTCGGTAGCTGAGGCCGACATCCAGCGGGCTGCCGACATCGTGGAAAGCGTGCCCGAGCTGCGCCAGGCCCGCGACGACTTCGTGGCGGCGCAGCGGCCGGACGTGGCAGCGGTGCCCAAGGTGGTGCAGGCCAAGGTCCAGGCAGCGGTGGCGGCGGTGAAGTTCGATCAGGCCCAGTACGACCCCATGCACACCGACAACGACGTGCCCGTGATCGAGGTGTACGTCACCCGCCAGCGGGAAGCAGCGGCGGCGGTGCTCACGCCCGGCAGCCCCGAGCTGCGCGACGTGGCCCGTAACGAGGGCTACCAGGCGGCGGGCATCCAGAACGCGGCGGTGGTGGTCGCGGCGGCGCAGTCCGAGGACGAGCTGGAGAAGGTGTGGATCGCCACCATCGACGGCAAGACGCGGCATACGCACTTCGCCGCCGACGGCCAGCGCGCACCCCTCGCCGGTAAGTTCACGGTCGGTGCCGCCTTGCTGGACTTCCCAGCAGACCCCGCAGGCCCGGCGGCAGAGGTGAAGAACTGCCGCTGCCGGGTCGGCATCCTGGCACCGGACGAGGAGCTGCCTGATGAGGTCGACCGGCACACCGAACGGCTTAATGGCCGGGACAGTGTGCAAGTCAACCGGCAGGGCAGCCAGGCCGACGAAATCAACCGCCGCGCCAAGCAGGGCACGATCCGCGCCCGAGACGACGAGGACGGGGTAGGCCGCACGGCCAGCGCCGCACCGAGCGAACAGGAGTACGACATGCCCGCAGGTAAGTCCAACAAGTTCCAGCACGACGGCACCGCCGAGGCGGCGACCACGACACTGGCAACCGAGGACGACGGCGACGGCAGCGCTGAGACGTTCCGCACCTTCACCGACCAGCCCATTGCCTTCGTCGGCATCGAGACCAGCGACGGTCGGATGCTGGCAACCGACATCGAGTTCAGCGTGCGGACCCCGCCGCTGCCGATGATGTGGACCAAGCAGACCGGCTACGGCCATGAGGACGCCTTCACCGTCGGCGTGCTGGAAAGCGCCCGTGTCGACGGCGACAAGGTGCTGGGGTCCGGCTACTGGCTGAACACCACCGAGGCCGACGAGGCGTTCGGTGAGGCCAGCCATAAGGTGAGCCGCCCCAGCGTTGACCTGGCCAAGACCGAATGGATGTTGACCGACGAGGATGGCAACGAAATCACCGAGGAGCAGTGGTGGGACATGCCCATCGACGCCAAGGTGATTCAGACGATTACCGCCGCCGAGCTGATCGGCACGACCATGGTGGCCACGCCTGCGTTCGGCGACACCATGATCGAGTTCAACAGCGAGCGCGAAACCCGCGACGTTGCCCTGGTGGCCAGCGCCGCCGAGGCGTTCCGGCCGCGCGTGTACTCCGCTGCGCACTTCGCCGACCCCAAGCTGACCGGCCCCACGCTGCCCACCATGACCGACGACGGGCACATCTTCGGTCACCTGGCGTGCTTCGGTGCGTGCCACCGCAGCATCCAGGCTGAGTGCGTGGTGGCACCGCGCAGCCGCACCGGCTACAGCATGTTCCACACCAGCCCGGCCGTGCGCCTGGACGACGGCACCAGCCTGCCGGTGGGACGCCTCACCGTGGGCAGTGGCCACGCGCCCGACCACGTGAGCGGCCAGGTGGCGGCGGCGCACTACGACACCGCCGGTACCTGCTTCGCGCTGGTGCGCGTGGGTGAGGACGCACACGGCATCTGGTTCTCCGGCGTGGCCGCGCCCTGGGCCACCGCCGAACAGATCGAAATGGGCCTGGCCGCACCGCTCAGCGGTGACTGGCGTGACTTCGGCCAGGGCCTGGAGCTGGTGGCGGCGCTGGCCGTGAACACGCCCGGCTTCGCTGTGCGTGGCCGCGAGGGCGACCAGGGCCAGCCGCTGGCGCTGGTGGCCAGCCTGGGGCCGAACCCGCGCGGTGCGGCAACCAAGGGCGGCAGCGCGCTGAGCGCCAACGCCATTGCCGACATCGTGAAGAACGCGGTGTCCACGGCGCTGGCCCAGCGCGATACCGACGCCGAGCTGGCAACCCTGCTGGCCAAGGCCGACGAGAAGCTGGGGCCGATGCCCACGCCGAACGACGAGGTGGCCGAGCTGCTGGCCGAGGCCGACGCGAAGGCGGGTGCCTGATGGGCTGCGGATGCGGTGGTGGTGCTGGCAGCAACCGCAGCGACACCATCGGTTACTACGTGGTGCTGCCCAACGGGGGCGGCACCTTGCCCGACGGCGTGAACCCGGCCGACCCCGACGCCGGAACGCCGCCGTACGCCTTCTACCAGGAGGCGCACAACCAGGTCGTGCTGAACGGTGGCGGCACCGTGCGGCGGCTGCGTAAGCAGCCTGTCACCACGTGATTGCACGCCCGTCGTCTACGTTTGGCCAGCAGAGAGTTCCCGCCCGAGTTATGTACCGGGGGACGATCACCGAGAACCATATTGGCGCTGCTTGAGACAAGGAGTTCGCAGTGTTCGTCTCCCCTGCTCCGCACTACGGCGTGAGCACCCGCAAGGTCGGCCAGTTTGCGCATCAGATGCCGCAGACGCTGCCCACGGCAGCGGCCGAACTGGCTGCGCTGCTGGAAAGCGCGCAGGCCGACATCAACGACATCCGCACCCGCCACGCGGCCGGTGAAACGCTGACGGGCGCTGACGCGACCCGGTTGCGTTCGCTGCTCGGTGACGTGGACACGCTCACCGCTGCGCACGCCGCTGCCGTGCTGGCCGAGCCCGCCGACGCCGACGAGGTGGCCGGTTTGCTTGCCCAGGCCGACGGCGCGCCGGAAGCCCCCGAGGCCCCTGCCGACGAGGCACCGGCTGACGAGGCCCCCGAGGGCGGTGCCGGTGGCGCTGCACCCGAGGCCCCCGCCGACGCCCCGCAGGTGCCGGTCGCTGCCAGCGCAGCGCCTGCCGCCACCAACGGCAACCGCCCAGTGTCGTTCGGCGCTGCGGTCACCGGTGCCCCGCCCGTGCCCACCGAGGGCGACGAGCCCACGCCGGGCTGGGTCATGCAGCCGGGCGTCCCCGGCTTCAAGGTCGGCATGGAGAAGGTCGGGTTCGCCGAGATTGCCAAGGCGCTTGACAGCATCCGGCCGGGCAGCCGGGCAGCCGCACGCGGCAACCGCCCCGACAAGCACATGGACGGCAAGTCGTTCAGTGCCCAGGTCGTGTCGGCCCTGACCCGCGACGTGGAGGTGGTGGACGACCCGCACGCGCTGGTCGCGGCCATCAACAAGGCCACCAGCCTGGTGAAGGGTGAGCGCGTCACCGCGACCAGCCTCACCGCTGCCGGTGGCTGGTGCGCCCCGTCGGAGCAGCTGTACGACTTCTGCGACGTGCCGGATGCCACCGACCTGCTCTCGCTGCCGGAAATCACCATCAACCGTGGTGGTATCCGCTGGCCGCGCGAGCCTGATCTGTCCGGCATCTTCGAGGACTTCGAGTGGTTCTTCACCGAGCCCGAGCTGGAGGCCACCGACCCGGTGACCGGCGCTCCCACTGCCATCAAGCAGTGCGTCGAAATCCCGTGCCCCGAGGACTTTGACGAAATCCGGCTCAACGCTGTTGGCTGGTGCGTCGAGGCGGGCATTCTCCAGGAGCAGGGCTGGCCGGAGCTGATCGAGTGGTTCATGCGCTCGCTCACTCAGGAGCACCTGCGGGCATTGTCCCGCCGGTCCATCCTGAACATCGTGGCGGGCTCCGGTGCCGCCAAGGTGATCCCGCCGACCAGCGTCATGGGCAGCGTGGCGTCGGTGCTCAACAGCGTTGCGCTGATGGCCACCAACATCCGGCTCAAGCGGGGCCTGTCGCGTACCGCCACCATCGAGGGCATCGCCCCGAGCTGGTTCTTCGAGGTGCTGCGCGCCGACCTGGCGTTCCGCGAGGGCACGGACACCTTCGCGGTGACCGACGCCCAGATCCTCGGATGGCTGACGGCGCGCAACATCGCGCTCCAGTTCGTCGGTGACTGGCAGACCCGTGCTGCTGGCCTGCCCGGCAACCTGGACACGCTGGTGTGGCCGTCGACCGTGCAGCTGGTGCTGTACCCGGCCGGTACCTGGTTCCGCTCGATGAGCAACGTCATCGAGCTGGGTGTCATGTACCCCAAGGAACAGCTCCAGGTGAACCGCTTCACCCGCATGTTCACCGAGGACGCCATTGCCGTCGGTAAGCGCTGCGGCGAGTCGGTTCTGGTGACCATTCCGCTCGACGTGACCGGTGCCATCGGTCAGCGCGAGTACCTGGCCGCGAACCAGCCCGCACCGTAGGGCTGGGCAGCTACGTCAAGACTGAAGGCGGGCGATGTGAGCAACCCGAGGCCGCTCGCATTGCCCGCCTTCTCTCGTCTCACCAGGAGGATTAGATGACCGCCCCCGTGATCGACGTGGTGCACTTCACGCCGCCGCCGCTCAACCCGACCACCTATGGCCTGTACGGCGCGGTGGGCACTTGGCAGTCCGACCCCGACAACCGGTGGCACCACGGCGTGGAGTTCCGCAGCGGCGGTAACTACGGCGGCGAGGGCAGCTTCGGCGTCTGGAACGCGCCCTGGTGCGGTGCCCCCGTGCCCGCCGACCAGCTCAAGACGGGCGACCGGCCGGACAACCTGGACCCGTTCGAGCCGGTGGTGGTCTGGGCGTACGACGAATGCGACCTGACCGCGCCCAGCCGGGCCGAGGTACAGGCCCGCGCCGCCCAGGTGCTGCGCCTGGAGGAGCAGGTGGCCGTGGAGCGCGAGTTCGCCGCGCGCCTGCTGCTGGACGCCGCCGACCTGGAGACGCCCATCCCCACCGCCGCCAGCCTGCACCAGGCGGTCGGTGCCCTGGAGGGCGCAGCTGCGCTCACGAACACGCAGGTGTATTTCCACATCGGCGCGCAGTGGGTCAGCCAGGATCCCACCGGGGCGCTGTTCAAGAAGTCCGGCACCACCTGGACCAGCCCACTGGGCAATATCTGGGTGGTCGGCGGCGGCTACGTGGACGGGCTGGAGGACACCATCGTGGCCACCAGCCAGCCCTACGGCTGGCGCGACGAGCCCACCGTGCGCACCGCCATTGACCAGAAGCACAACCTGTTCGCTGCCGTCGCGGAGCGTAGCGTCCTGGTTGGATACGAGGCGGTCATCGCCGCTGTGACCATCACCCCGGCCCCGTAAGGAGACCCGACATGCCTGCCGGAATCATCGCCACCGTCGACAACGGCTATGCCACCATCGACTTCCTGGACAAGAGCCTGCGCGGTCCCGCGCTGGCCGAGCTGGTCGAAATCGGCGGGCCTGCCAGCATCGAGACCATCACCCGCGATGGCCCGCGCCGCAAGTACCGCGTGCTGGTCGGCAATGCCCAGGCGGCTGGGCTGCTCGATGGCGACGAGGTGGGCGACGTGTGGTCTGCCGGGCGCGACACCGGGGCGGCGGCTGCCACCAAGGCCAGCGACCCGAACGTCAACCCTGGCGCGGATAACGCCAACTGGCACACCCCGGTGGACCAGCACACCAGCGCCAACGCATACGTCGGCAAGGTGCCGAACGCCACGGTGCTGCACAACCGGGGCCAGGTGTACACCGGCAGCGCCGACAGCGTGGGCGGCGACCTGGCGCACCCGCCGACGCACGCCGAGGTCATCCAGAACGTCAAGGACGCCAAGACGCCGCCGACCGAGGGCTTCGCAGTCCAGACCATGCGCGCGGCAGCGGTGGCGGGCAGCCTGGCCGAGCAGGACAGCGCCCTGGGCAGCGACCCCGGCGGCTGGGGTCCGCAGCCCGGCGACACCGGTACCGAGCCGGTGGACGCGCCCGCAGAGGCCGACGCAGAGGCCCCCAGCGAGCCCCAGGGCAGCGAAACGCCGACCGCCGAGGTAACCACCCCGGCCGAGGCCCCCGCATACCCTGACGGCGAGCCCACGATTGACTGGACCCGCAAGCAGCTGGACGCCTACGCGGCGGCTGTGAAGGGCCTGGACACCACCAAGCTCGAAAGCAAGGCGGCTGCGCTGGCCGCGATCAACGAGGCACCCAAGGAGTAGCTGATGACCGGTCATCAGACCGCACTCAGCGTTCGCGCATGGCTCCAGGCACGCATCCCGGCCAGCTGGCGGGAAGGCTGGTATCGGCTGGCGTCGGGCCTGGTCATGTTCCTGTTCGCCTTCGGGCTGCTGACGGCCGACGCGGTAACGCTCTGGCTCCAGCTGGCCGTGGCCACCGTGACGCTGCTGTTCGCGTTGCTGTACGCCACCAGCCCCTGGCGCGTGGCGCTGTACGCCATCGTGGCCCCGGTGGGCGCGGTGCTGCTGTACTACGGCGTGGTGGACGACGTGCGCTGGGCACTGATCAGCGCAGCCGTGGCCCAGGTATTCGGCATCACCACGGCGGCGGCAAAGACCATCACCGTCGACTCCGACGGGCGCGTGGTTGGCCCGACAGTACGGTGACGAACCCGTGGGACGGCCCCCGTCACCGTTCGTGGGCATCGAACACGATGCTCACGTTTGTGTTGCTGGTCGTGCTCATCATCGCCACGGTAGCCAGTGACTACTGGGGCGAGCCACCGAACTACCTTGTCGGCCTACTGGGCACTGCGGCCGGTGCGTTCTTTGCGGCCATCGGCAGCGACAAGCAGAAGAAGGACGCCGAGGTCCGCGAGACTGCCGAGCGCGCCGAGGCTAAGGCCGACGCCGTGGGGCGCGTTACCGCCGCCGAACACCCTGAGAAGGTCATTGAGATCACGCCGCCGTTCGATCCCGAGGACGTTGGCGGAAGTAAGGGGGACGAGGTTGGTGGGGGCGGTGGGCCACGGTGACGGCTGTACTTGAGCTGATCTACAGCTTCCCGTTTGTGTCGGGGCTGCTGGTGGGCATTGCAGCTCAGCGGGTGTACGCCCATGCCATGTGTCGATACGAGAACGTGCATCATCCATTGCCGGGCGGGCGGCGACATCACGTGGTGGGTATCAATCGCATGTGGCTGGCCGGGCTGGTGCTGGTGGCCACCCTGGGCTACGTGCTGCTCCAGACCGGCCAGACCGAGGCCAAGTACCGGGGGCTGGCCCGCGACGTGGCCCAGTGCCAGACCGAGTTCAACGCGGCGCTCAAGGCCCGCAGTCAGATCACCGCCGATAACGACCGTCTCAGCGTCAAGCAGCGCGATCTGCTCACCGAAATGGGTGACGCCGCCAGCACGCTGGTGGACCGGCAGCTGAACCCGCCGGATGCCATCGCGGGGCTGGAAATCAACGATCCCCGGCGGCTGGCCTGGAACGAGGACGTGACGCGGGTGTACTTCCAGCGCGTGACCAAGCTGCGCGCCGAAATCGCCCAGGTCCACGACGAGCAGGTCAAGCTCCAGGAGGACCGGGCTAAGCACCCGCTGCCCGAACCGACGTGCGGCGTGCTGTCGTCCAAGTAGGCTGCACCGTCGCCGCCTAGTGTTTGAGCCAGCCTCGGAGACCGACCTGGCGCGCTGCGCCTGACACCAGGAGGAATACCAGACATGCCTGGCATCCAGCCCGTCAAGGGCACGCGGCTCCGCGCCACGAAGATCAACGGCTGCGGTATGCCGATTGCCGGTCCCCGCAACCGCCTCGTCACGTCCGGCTATGTCAGCCTGACCCTCACCGCAGTGATGCGCGAGGCCCAGGACTTGACGCAGGACAACGCCGAGGGCAAGGAATGCTTCTCGGACCGCACGCCGCCCGAGCGCCGCTGGTACACCCCGGCCCTGGAGCTGTGCAACGTGAACACCGGTCTGCTGACCATGTTCACCGGCTGGGAGTCGGTGCTTGACGCCAACGACCTGCCCGTGGGCTACCGCGACCAGAAGGAAATCGAAACCGACTACGGCATCGCGCTGGAGCTGTGGACAGCCGGTAAGTCCGACGAGGACTGCGCCGACATTCCCACCAGTGACGCGGTGTTCGCCGCTGCTGGGTCGGGCCGGAGCTACGGCTACTTTCTGTTCGGTGGCACCGAGTGGACCCCTGGTGACATCACCATCGGTGCCACGGTGTCGACCTTCACCCTGACCGGCCGCACCATCGCGCTGCCGTACTGGGGCAAGGGTCCGTACAACGTCCAGGAGGACGAGACCGGCGACCCCGGCCGTCTGGTGACGCCCACCAGCAAGAAGGAGCACCTGACCGTGTTCCGCACCATGGTGCCGCCGCCGGAGCCGACGCCGGGCACCGAGCCCGTGGCGCTGGCCACCAGCTCGATCTTCGTTGCGCCGGATTACTACTACGGTGGCCCGGCCAGCGAGCCTGCCGCCGCCACCGCACCGGACCAGCCCGCGATCCCGTAAGCTGGCCCGCATCAGCGAAGCAACAAACCGCCCCGACCTTGTGGCCGGGGCGGTTTGTTGTCTGGGGCTTAGGCGGCTGCGGCCACCGCCTCGTTCACCAGGTCGTAGGTGAGCTGGCCGTTGCCGTAGAGGCGGCGCACCTGGCTGGGCTGGAGGGTGAGGCGGGCAGCGGCACCGAGGGCGACGGTGACGGCGGCGGTGATGTCGCGGTGGTAGGTGCTGGTGACCTCCACGGCGTGGACATCGAACAGGGCGCGGGCCAGGCGAACCTCGTCAGCGGTGGTGGCACCGTGGGCGATGGCCGAGCGGAACTCGCGGTCGATGGCCTGGGCGGTGAACGGGCTGATGGTGGACATTTTGACTCCCTTACCTGCGGCGGCGGGGCGGTCCCGCCTTGCTGATGTGAACACACTAGCCCGCCTTAGTCGGGTAAGTCAAGATGACCGATACCGCACCGCCACCGGATACCCTGGCGTCGTGGCTTTCACGTGGCCGGTCGACCGGTCTGAGTTCCCGGCGCTGCCGGACGAGGCCGACCCTGGCTATGCCCAGGCGGTGCTGGAGCAGCGTGCAGCGGCTGACCTGGCGGTGGCGGTGCTGTGGGCACTGACCGGGCGGCAGTTCGGATTGATGGACCTGATCGCCCGGCCGTGCCCCGAGTACCCCACATCTCGATACCGCATCACTGGCCAGGTCACCAGCTACGTCGTCAGCTGGGAAGGCGACAGGTGGATCAACCTGGGCTGTGGATGCAGTGGCGGCTGTCGGTACGGTGGCCCACGCGCTGTGCACCTGCCCGGCCCGGTCTACGCCGTGACCGAGGTCAAGCTGGCCGGGGCGGTGCTGGCCCCGGCCGGGTACCAGCTGGAGAACAACGTGCTGTACCGCGTCGGCGGCAACTGGCTGCATCAAGACCTTGGTCGGCCCCTGGGTGAGGCCCGCACCTGGAGCGTGACCTACCAGCGCGGCATCCCGGTGCCGGAGGCATTCGCGGCGCTGACCGGCCTGCTGGCCAAGGAGTTCTTGGACGCGCTCGACAACGAGGGCCGGTGCCGCCTGCCGCGCACCGTGACCACCGCCAGCCGCCAGGGCGTGACGTACAGGGCCTACGACCCGCAGGCCATCTATGCCAACGGCAAGACCGGCCTCCCCGAAATCGACCTGGTACTGGCAGCGGTGAATCCTCACGCGCTGATGGCAGCGCCTACGGTGCTCTGATGACGCAGCCCTGCCGCACCGACCCCGCCATGGAAGTCATCGGTGCCGTCACCACCACGCTGACTGAGTTCTTCCGGCCAGACCAGGTGTGCCCGCCCATGGTCGGCAGCACCACCAACGTCCGCTTCTTCGCAGGAGACGGCGCGCCGCTGGCCGCGTGGGACAGCCACGTCAGCCAGGGCTGTGACGAGCCGTTCGTCTGGGTCCGCGCCCAGCGCCGCTACCGCAGCAAGACGTTTCCGAACCCCACGGTGGAGGTCGGCAGCTGCTCGCTGCTCAAGGTGCTGCCGGTGGAGGTCGGCGTGGCCTGGTGCGCGGTGGTCGACCAGACGCCCCGGTGGTCCGACTACGCCAAGGAGGCGGCGGTCAGCATGGACACCGCCTGGCGCATGGAAGAGGCCATGTGCGCCGCCGCGCGCCAGCTGTTGCGCGACGACAGCGAGCGCCTGGTGGGCAGTGACATCCTCAACCCGTATGGTCCAGAGGGCGGTGTCATTGCGTGGATCGGCACCCTGTACGCCAGCTACTGAAATACTGATCTACGGAGGAGAACACCATGGCCGGAGTGACAATCGAGGGCAGCCGCCTTTCGCCCAGCTCGTTCCTGGCGGCGGGTGAGCGCGTCACCGTGCAGCGCACCCCGCGTATCGACCGGCTGATCGCTGCCGGGTTCGTTGTCGTGGTGGACGAACGCACCGACACCGAGCGCGAGGCCGACGAGCAGGCGGCGCAGTCGCGCGCCGACCTGACCCCGTACACCCTGGACAACCCGCCCAAGCGCAACGCCAGCCGCGAGGACTGGTCCGAGTTCCTGGCCGCGCACAGCGAACTTGGCATCGTCACCGAGGGCAAGGACCGCGACGAGCTGATCGCCGCCTGGGACGCCTACCTGGCCGGGCGCGTCACGCAGGAGTAGCCCGTGCCGGTAACCGCGCGCATCCACATCAACGAGCCGGAACTGGAGCGCCAGACCGGCGCGATATTCCGTGGCAAGCACCGCAGCATCACGCGGCGCATTGCCAACCAGGCCCGCGCTGATGTGCCCGTGCGCACCGGCAACCTGGGGCGCGGCATCCAGGAAATGCCCCAGACGTACCGGCCGTATCACGTGGGCGGCGGCGTGGAGGACAACGTGGACTACGCCGCCCCAGTGCATGAGGGCAGCCGCCCGCACCGCATCACCGCCCGGCACGCCAACGCGCTGCACTTCTACTGGCACGGGCGCGAGGTGTTCCGCAAGAGCGTCTGGCACCCCGGCGTCCGGCCCCGGCCGTTCCTGCGCAACGCGGCGCGGCGCGTGGTAGCTGCGGACCCCGACATCCACATGACGTGACTATCCCGACATCGGTGGTAGTCTCGCGGCCGAACACCCAAGCCTCGGGAGGGCCAATGACCACGTTCGGACAGCAGGGCAAGATCACCGCGCGGACCGACGCCGCACCGCCTACCGAACAGCTGGTGCCACCGGCCGACTATTGCGTGGATGACGAGCTGACGGCCGACGCCGCCCCCGACGTGGACGCGGTGCTGGCCGAGGTCGACGCTGCCAACGAGCCGGAGGTGCAGGTGCTCGACGCACCGGCTGGCCTGGCCAACGTGGAGCCCGCGCCGGAGGAGACAGGCAACGCGGTGGCCCTGGTGGAACGCTTCGACGTGACCACCACCGACGAGGTGTGGAAGTTCGACTATCTGGAGTTCGAGGGCGACAAGTTGGGCATCCGGCTGCCGTCGCGCCAGGCGCTGGCGGCGTTCTCGCTGGCCTCCAGCAAGTACGTGTCCATGGGCGTGAAGAACGACCTCACCGGCCTGTTCATCGCAAGGCACCTGAGCCCCGAGAGCTACGGGCGCGTGTTCTCCCGCCTGATGGACCCCGACGACGCCGCCTACGACGTGGACACCGTGGGCGAACTGTTCAACGCGATCGTTACCGCCAGCATCGAGGCAGACGAGCAGGAATAGCCACCTGCTGGGATAGCCTGACCGGGTGACCGATGTCGGCAAGATCAGCCTTGGCGTAGAGCTATCCGCCGACGACCTGGCAAACCGGCTCGGTGAAGCTGTCCGGCGGGCTGTCCTGCCCACGCTCGATAAGCTGAACCGCAAGCTAAACGAGGTCCAGCGAGAGTACCGGAACACCGGCAACGCGGCCGAGCGCAGCGCCGACAAGCAGGTGCGCCAGATGCGCCGCGTGGCTGCCGAGGCAGCAACCACCACCGCCGCGCTCAACGCCATGAACGCCGCCTACGGGCGCAGCGGTGCCGGTCCTCGCCTGCCCCGCCCGGCCGACACCGAGCGCGCCCGCCGGTCGACGGACGGGCTGGCCAACAGCACCCGCAGCGTGTCCGAGGCGCAGCGCGAGCTGAACGAGGCCATCAACATCTTCGGGCGGCGCAGCCCCGTGGTGGAAGCTGCCCAGCGCCGCCTGGCCCGCGCCGAGGCGGCGCATACCGCCGAGCTGGTGCGTGCCGCTGCCCGCAGTCGCGCCAGCACCGACAGCCAGGTCAACGACTACGAGCGCTTGGCGCGTGAGGCCGAACGGTCGGCTGCCCGGCAGGCTGCGGCGGCGCGTGCTGCCGGTGGCGGCGGTGGCCGGGGCGGTGGAGGCGGCGGGCGGCGCGGCGTACTTGGATTCCTTACCGGCCCGGTCGGGCTGAACTCCATCGCCCTGGGCGCGTCGGCACTGCCAGCGGTGGCAACGGGCGTTGTCAATATCGTCGGCGCGGTGCAGCAGTTGGCCCAAGCGGGCGCAGTGCTGCCAGGCGTGTTCGCGGGCGCGGCGTCGTCCATCGGCATCGCGGTGGTGGGCTTCAAGGGCATGGGCGATGCGGTCAAGGCGCTCATGGACGCCGCCGACGACCCGGCCAAGCTGGAAGAGGCGAACAAGCAGCTGGAGAAGATGGCCCCGGCTGCCGCTGCGGTGGCGCGCGAGGTGGCCAAGCTGGCTGCCCCGAACGGGCCGCTGCGCCAGTTCCAGAAGGACATCGCTCAGCCGATGTTCGAGGGCATCGACAAGCAGCTGGACGACTTCGCCAACAAGGCCCTCCCGCGCGTTAAGCCCGGCGCTCAGAAGATCGCCGGGGCCTGGAACAACACCATGGCCGAGGCGCTGCGCGTTGGCGGCAGCGACAAGACGCTGGGCTTTATCGACCGCATTTTCGGCAACACCGCCGAGGGCCAGAACCGTGCGAACAAGGCCATCGCGCCGCTGACCAGTGCGCTGGGCCAGCTGGCCGCGACCGGCAGCGACTTCCTGCCCCGGCTGGGCGATGCCATCACCAGCGTGAGCGAGCGCTTGGATCGCTTCATCAGCAAGAACGCCGCGAACGGCAACCTGTTCCGGTGGATTGACGAGGGCCTGAACGGTATGCGGGCCTTCGGGAACGCGGTGCTCAACGTATTCAAGATCATCACCAACCTGACCAAGGCGGCGGGCGCGCTCGACGGCAGCCTGAGCGGCGACGGCGGGTTCCTGGGCTGGCTGGAACGCGCCACCGGGTCACTGGAGAAGCTGACCGGCAGCGCCGCCGGGCAGGCCAAGCTCACCGCGTTCTTCAAGGACGGCCGGGAGGACTTGGCCCGCTGGGGAGACCTGCTGCGCGACATCTGGCCTGCCATCCGCGAGGTGATCAAGGGCTTCCAGGCATGGGGCGACATCATGTTCCCCATCATCAAGGCTGTCGGCAGCCTGGCCGGTTCTCTGGGCGAGGTGCCGGGCCTGCTCCAGGCGGTGCTGGTCGGGTTCCTGGCGTGGCGCACCATCGGCGGCATCGTCGGCGGCATCACCGGCAAGATCAAGGCCATGAACACCGCCGCAGCGGCGGGCGGTGGCGCGGCCGGTGGATTCGGCAAGGGGCAGAGCGCCCTGCTGGGCGGCAGTCTGCTGCTGTCCGGCACCACGATGCAGCAGAACGCGGGCACCAGCACCACCAGCGGCGTGCTCGGGGCCTTGCAGACCATCGGCGGCGGTGCGGTGCTGGGCGGCACCATTGGCAGCGTGATCCCCGGCGTCGGTACCGGCATCGGGGCGCTGGTGGGCGGTGGCCTGGGCGCGGCGCTGGCCGGGTACAACGCGCTGGTCAACCAGAACAAGATGGCCACCGAGCAGGCGGCAGCCGCAGCCGAGAAGTGGGCAGCCACCAACGAGCGCAGCCATCAGGCCATGCTGCTGAACAGCCAGGCCATCAAGTCGATGAACGATGCCCTGGCCGAGAGCGGCGGGGCTATCGACGCTGCCACGCTGGCGGCGGTGGGCGAGCAGGTCAGCGCCATTCCAGAGAAGCTGGCCGGGGCCTACGACGAAAACACGCTCAAGGGCATTGCCACCGCGCTGGGCGACGTAGGCATGACCACCGAGCAGATGGCTGCCACCATCACCGGTAACCAGGGCCAGTTCGACGCGCTGATCGCACGGCTCCAGGGCATGGGTCCGGCCGGGCAGATCGCCGCGCAGCAGCTGGCCTCCATTCGGGACAACACACTGGGCGCTGCCCAGAACGCCACCGTAGCCGCACCGCTGCTCCAGCAGCTGGCCGACAACTTCGGCGGCGTGGCTGCGGCCGGTGTCGCGGTGGAGAACGCTTTCAGCGCGGTGCCCAAGGACGTGCCGATCAACATCAACATGCCCGGCGGGCAGGCGGTGTTCGACATCCTCAAGGACATCGGCGCGCAGATTCAGACGAACAAGGACGGGACGATCAACGTCACCGCCCCGCTGGCCCCGGCCGTGCTGGACCAGCTGCGTGCCCTGGGCATCCAGGTGCAGCAGAACAAGGACGGCACCATCAACGTCCAGGTCGACCCGGCCAAGTACGCCGACACCCTGGCCAAGCTGGGAACGCTGGGCTCGATGCTGCGCGATCTGCATGGCCAGTCCCTGGGCCTGCCTCCGGTGCCCGGCCCGGCGAACCCGAACACGCAGGCGGCGAACCCGTTCGAGCTGCCACGCCCCGGCGGTGCCGACGGCATGGTGGTGCCCGGCTATGCGCCCGGCCACGACATCGTGAACGCGGTGCTGGCCCCCGGCGAGGGCGTGCTGATCCCCGAGGCGGTGCGTGGGCTCGGTGGCCCGGCCGGGGTGTACGCGCTCAACAGCCGGTTCCGCAGCGGGCTGAGCAAGCGCTTCTACGCCGACGGCGGCGTGCACCTCGGTACCGGTGCGCTGCCCGGCCCGCCGCCGGGTGCCGAGACCGAGCTGGGCGTGCTCATCCAGATTCGTGACCTGCTGGCGGGCAAGGGCGGCGTCGGCGCGGTGGCAGCCACCGCCAGCGCCACCGACACCATCGCCAAGGCCAGCGCGGGCACCGGCCAGACCATGGGACCGTTCGGTACGCCGATCAAGGCCCGCAACCGTGGCTACGAGATGGCCGCTGCTGCCATCCAGGCGCTCGGTGGCGACCCTGAGAAGTGGATCGGTGCTGATCCCACCACCTACGTCGCCCCGACCGCCAGCGGCGCGTACAGCGGCACTATGGGGCTGCCTGGCATGGCGGGCACCATCGACATTGCCGCGCTCCAGAAGTTCGCCATGACCGGCAACACTGCCGACCTGCCGCCGGGCATCGGACTGAACGACCCGGTGGTCACGGTCATCACGGGGGCGCGGAACAAGAAGAAGGGCCTGGGCGACCAGGCCATCAGCGACCTGATCGGCCAGGCGCTGGCTCCCGGCGGGTTCACCGGCACGCTCGACAGCGATAACACCAGCCTGGTGAAGGCGCTGGAGCGGCTGCGCACCAAGGGCGTGAAGGTGCCCGCTGGCGGCACGGCAGCGGTGGCCGGATCCACTGGCGTGCCCATGTACGGCATCCCCGGCGGGATGCTGGACCCGATCAGCGCCTATGCCCAGGCGCACAGCGGCGGTCAGTACAGCTGGGGAAGCAGCGACCTGGCGGCGGGCCTGTCCGACTGCTCCGGCGCGGTGAGCGACCTGGTGGAAATCATCACGCAGGGCCAGGCCACCAGCAAGCGCCTGTTCTCCACTGCCGACGCGGGCAGTGTGCTGTCCAGCCTGGGGGCAGTGTCCGGCGCGGTGCCGGGCGCGCTCCAGATCGGCTGGTCGGCCGAACACATGCGGGCCACGCTGCCCAACGGCGTGGCTTTCGAGAGCGGCGGCGGTACCGGCCAGGGCGCGACCTACGGCGGCAACGCCAAGGGTGCCGAAGGTATGCCGAACATCATGTCGCTGCCGGTCAACGGCGTGCCGCTGGGCGCGGGCATGTCCGGCGCACTGCCGGGCGGCGCAACCGCAGGCAGCGGCACCCCGGTGTTCGTCACCAACTGGCCGGGCGGGGGCCAGGGCCTGCCGCCGGGCGTGAACCAGATCCTCGGTGGTCTGACACAAGGCGGTGGCCAGGCGGCGCAGAACGTGCTCGGTGACGTGATGGGCGCGGTGGCCGGTGTTGGACAAGAAGGCTGGGCCACCAAGGGCGCGACCTACGCGCAGCTGAACCAGCTGGTGCAGGAGGGTAACCCGCTGGCGCTGGCCAAGGCGTTCGGCCTGAACGTGGAGGACTTCACGCGCCAGGGCGGTGCGGGCACCGACGTGGAGAAGAACGACCAGGCGTACGACGCCAGCGGGCGGCTGTTCTCGGATACGTCGGCCCTGTTCGACCGCACCCTTACCAGCCTGAACGCGCAGCTCCAGGCTATGCGCGAGCAGATGGTAGGCGTTATCGAGCAGGTCAGCCAGAAGCTGAACGACAGCGCCCTGGAGCCGGTCGTGAAGGCCGGTGTGCAGTCGGCGCTGGAGGGCTTGAAGGACAGCGTGTCCAACGCCATTGGCACCGCAATGGGCAACGCAGCCGCGCCGCCCATTGCCGACGCGGTGAGCAGTGCGGTATCCAGCCTGCCCATCGACAACAGCGGCAGCGGCAACGTCGGCGGCAACCTGGCCGGGGCGGCTACCGGCGTCATCGGCATGGCAGGCGGCGGGCCGGTGAGCGGCGGCATCGCCGGTAAGGACAGCGTGCCCGCGCTGCTGATGCCCGGCGAGTTCGTGCTGAACACGATGGATGTGGCCCGCATGGGCGGCACCCATGGGGTGGAGGCTGCCCGGCGCAAGGGCTTCCGGCATTACGCCACGGGCGGCGGCGTCATCGGTAACGACACCGTGGGCGCTGACTTCTTCGGTGTGTCCGAGGTGCCCATTATCGGGGCCATTGTGAACCTGCTGGTGCGGGTATTGCTCCAGGTCATCGGCGTGGAAATTGAAGTGCGCGACACGATGAACGAAATGTCGAGCGACTTCCGGCAATTCCGTGGTGACGCATTTAAGGCATTCGACGCCCAGGGGCGGCTGCTGAATGACACCAGCGGGCTTATCGAGCGCACGCAGTCGAGCGAGGAAACCGCAGCTGAGGAGCGCATTCGCATCCTCAAGATCGTTATCCAGGCGCTTATCAAGTACATCATCGAGAAGGTGATTGTTCCGATTACCAAGGCGGTGGCGAACGCGGCTATCCAGGCCGGTGCCAGCGCGGCGGGCGCGGCGGTGAATACGCAGGCACCGGGTGCCGGTGGAATTGTCAGCTCGCTTATTTCGAGCGCGGGCCAGGCCGGTGTCGATATTGCGGCCGAGGTCGGAACGGACTTTGCGCTGGCCATCAGTGAAACGCTGATCGACATGGTGGGCGACCAGCTCCAGTCGTCGTTCCCTGACCTGATGGCCGGGGTGTTCGGTGGCGGCGCGCTGGCTGGCATCTTCGACCCGGCGGGCGGCATCCTGGGCACGATCATCGGCGGCTTGCTGGGCAGCCTGACGGCGGTGTTCGGCGGGCTGTTTGGCGGGGCAAGCACACTGATCCCAGGCCAGTCGTTTGACCAGGGCGGGCTGGCCATTGGTGAGGGCTACCTGCCCAAGGCCACCGCCGAGCCGGAGCTGGTGCTGAGCCCCACCGAGACCAGCCTGTTCTCCAGGTTCGTCGCGGCGCTGGAGCGCGGCGGGTTCGGCGGTGGTGGCAGCCGAACTGTCCATGCTCCCATTACTGTGATCGGTGGCGGCACCGAGACCGCAGACGTGATTGAGCAGCGCCTGCTCAAGCTGATGCCGTAGGAGGACACGTGGCGTTCCGTGGCTACTTCGCTCTGGACGGGGTGGAGTTTGCCAACAGCAGCCGCGTGGTGGCCCATATCGGGGCCAACATTCCCACCATGGACCTGGGCCTGCTGGGCGACCCCGGCGACTGCTCGCTGACGCCCGTGGCCGGTAGCCCGCTGCTGGCCGAACTGCCCGCCAGCACAGTGCCCATCGGGCCGGGGCGGCTGCTCGGTACCGTGCCCGACGGCACCCGGCTGTACGGGCCAGGGCTGGGCCTGGTGGGCGACTGCTGGACACCGGACACGCTGTGCTTCGGCTGCCGGGACAGCATCGGATACGACGACAGCTGGCCGGGCCTGGCCGACCTGATGGACCACAGCCTCTACCGGCCCGAGCTGGCACCCTGGTACACCACGCGCATCCCCGAGAGCGCCGAGTTCGGCGGTGTGTGGGTGCTCGACGTGAAGGGCCTGGACACCACGCCCGTGCAGCGCGACGTGACCGAGGTGGCCGGTGCCGGTGGCGCGCCCGGCCCCGTACGCAACCCCAGCCGCCAGGTCACGTTCGACACGCTGCTGATCGCCTGCACCAACGCGGGCCTCACCTACGGGCTCCAGTGGCTGACCTGTTTGCTGCGGGCCACCGACGCCGACGACGGCAGCACGCTGCGGTACCTGGCCGCGCACCCCGGCGGCAGCACCGCTGACCCCGTGACGCTCATCCGTGAGGTGCACGGCGTGGTGCTCAGCCAGGAGCCCCAGGTGCAGGACGCGCAGAATCTATCGCGGCACTCGAATAGCCAGGCCACGGTATATCGCGTGCAGTGGACAATGACCGTGACCCGGCCGTATGCCTACAGCCCGCCGGTCGACGTGGCCGTGGATTGGGACGAGACCACGCTGGACCCCATCAGTTGGATTCACGGCGCGGACTGCAAGACCCCGGCCAGCTGCGCCGACATGCCGGTGTTCTTTGCCGAGGGCTGCGATGTGGAGCGCATCGAGGTCGTGAGCACGCCGCCGCCCACCTGCGGCGGGTGTATGCCCGTCTGCGCGGTGCAGACCCGCGTGTTCGAGCTGCCGGTATTCGACAGCCCCCGGCGCTGCCACCAGACCGCCGTGACGCTGCGGGTGCGTAACAACAGCGAGGACACCCTGACCCTCCAGGCGTTCTACCGGCAGCGCAATACCCGCGAGCAGTGCGGTGACCAGCTGTGGCCAGTGCAGCTCACCGGGGTGCCCAGCCAGGGCGAGGTCGTGCTGGACGGCATCAGCGGACGGTTCTGGCTCCAGTGGGCCGGGCGCAAGCGCCGCCCGTTCAACATGGTCAGCACGCCCAGCGGCGTCCCCTGGCGTCCGGCCGTGATCGACCGCGACAAGGACTGGGAGCTGGTGGTCATCAGCGACGGGGCTGCCGCCTTCGACGTAAGCATGAGCCTGGCCGACCGGGAGGTGTGACGTGCCGGTCGTGACCGACGATCTGCTGGTAAGCCTCCACACCGCACGCGGGTCCACTCTGTTCCAGTTCACACCCGACGACTACACCGACCTCACCTGGGGCCGGGCCACGCGCGACGGCAGCCAGTGCAACCTGACGGTCCCACCGCTGCCCGGTGTCGACCGCTTCGCCGACATCGTGTACTGGCACCACTGGCTCACCGTGTGGGACGGCACCCGCCAGGGCGCGGAGGCAGTGCTGTGGACCGGCCCTATCAAGAAAATCCGCGACAACCGCGCCGGGCTCCAGCTCCAGGCGGTGGACCACAGCGCCTACCTGAGCCGCACCCGCAACCCGACCACCAAGCGGTGGGACGCCGCCGACCCGTCCACGGTGGCCGGTGAGCTGTGGTCGTCCATGATCGAGGCCCAGGGCCTGGGCACACGGGCCATCGTGCGGCCGGACCCCGAGGGCGACCGGTACGACTTCCAGGTCATCACCGATGAGCAGATGCTGGACCAGACCCTGGGCCAGCTGGTGGACTACGGGCTGCGGTGGACCGTGGTGGCGGGTACGCCCATCCTGGGGCCGCTGCCGCTGGAGCCCATCGCCACCCTTGGCGAGGAACACTTTCTGGGCGACGGCATCGACTTCGTGCGCGACGGCACCGCCGCCGTGAACGACGTGCTGGTGCGCGGCCAGGACAACCTGGCCCGCGAGCGCGTCGACTTCTACGGCCAGAACCTGCAATCCATCGTCAACCTGGACAGCATGTCCGGCGTCAGCAACGTGACGCGGGCGGCGCAGAAGTACGTACGCACCACCGGCAACCTGCGCACCACGCTGGAGCTGCCCAGCGGCACCGTGCTGCACCCCGACGCGCCGGTCACCATCGACCAGCTGATGCCGAGCGCCCGGTTCGTGATTGAGGCGCGCGGTGTGCGTCAGCTGATGCTGCTCACCGGCTGTGAGGTCAATCGGCGGGCGGGAGCAGCTACCGTGACGGTCACCATGGAAAGCGTGGAGGAGAAGCTGGAGCTGACCAGCAATAAGACCGGGCCGACGCTGAGCCTGGGCGGGGCGGCGGGCCGGTGACCGCGCTGCTTGCACCGGGGCGCACCCCGCAGAACGACGCCGAGCTGGCCCGCCAGTTCCACGACCGGCTGCGCAAGCTGGAAACCGCCAGCACCGTGCGCGTCGGCCCGTGGGTGCTGTCCAACGACCCGGCCACCGGCAACCTGCGAGCGACCCGGCCGGGGCAGACCGTCGTCATTGACGACCAGGGCGCGATCGAGACGCTGGACCCCGCCAGCCTGAACCTGTCCGGCTACGTCACGGACAAAGAGCTGGTCGACGCACTCAGCCAGATCGACACGGGCGGATCGCTGGAGTCGATGTGGTCGGACCTGTACACCGCGCTCACGGGGCTGCTGAACCCGGTCAACGCGCTGTCGGCGCTGGCGAACTTCTTCAAGGTGGAGCTGGGCAGCCCCATCACCAGCAACCGCCTGCCGCTCATCCCGCTGTCGCACATCCGGCCGGTGAACCCGAACCTGCTGCTCGACGGCAGTTTCGATGACGAGGCTACGCTGTCGGGCTTCCCAGATTGGGACTACGACGAGGCCGACGGCCGCAGCCGCCCCGGCAGCGCCTACACCATGGCCGACGGGCTCACGCACACCATCCGCAGCAACGCGGTGGAGGTGGAGGCCGACGACGAGCTGGACGCCGAGGTCTATGCCAAGTGGGTCGGCCTGGTGGTCAGCGCCGCCACGCCTATCCAGCTGGCGATGGCCAGCTACGACGAGGACGACGTACTGATCGGCGGCGCGCCTGCCGTGGTGGCCAGCGCCGGGGCTGCGGGCAACAGCGGTGGGACCAACGGCTGGGGCACCAAGCTGAGCGTGACGGGCTGGTCACCGCCTGCGAACGCCAAGTACGTCGTTGTCGAGCTAACCGTGACCACGGGCGCAACCGGCGGCACCGTCAAGTACGACGACGCCGCGCTGCGCAAGACGGGCACCCTGCCGCAGAGCTACATCAGCGGGCTGGTCGACGCGCTCCAGGGGCTGTGGAGCGGCGTGCAGGCCCGCATTGACGACTTCATGGACCTGCTCGACGCATTCGGCGGGTTCGTCATCGGCAGCGGCCAGGGCCAGCTCACCGACGTGATTACCCGGCTCCAGGCGCTCAACCCGCTGACCGGTGTATTCGACGCCAGCAAGCTGGGCAACCTGGCCAACATCCCGGCCATCGGCCAGGACAAGATCATCGGCCTGGTGGATGACCTGGCCGACGCCGTGGCCAATGGCGGACAGACCGTCCGCGATGCGATCGTGCAGGCGCTCACGGGGGCGGTGCCGCCGGGCGGCGCAACCGACGCCAACGTGATCAGCGCGCTGACCAACATTCCGGCCACCCTGGTGCAGAGCGCCGTGGAGGGCGCGAGCAGCATTGACGACGCCATCCAGCAAGCGCTGAACGCGGTGGTGCAAGGCGCGAGCGGCGTGCTCTCCGCGCCGGGCACGTTCGTGGACATCATCAACCAGCTGGCCGGTATGCGTAACAGCACCGCAGGCGCGAACGCGGCGGTGGTCAACCTCCAGGCCCAGGTGGCAGGGCTGGACCCGGCGGCGTCGTCGGAGGTCATCAACTTCGGCGAGTACGTGGACGCCAGCACGCCGCCCAGCATGTTCACCAAGTTCTCCGACAACGGCAGCGGGTCGCTGATCACCAGCGGCGGCGAGCTGGCCTGGGACAGCAACAATGCTGGCCGCGAGCTGTACCTGTTCAACGGTGGCCCGCTCCAGACCGACCTGTTCGAGGTGTCGGTGGTGCTGCCGCAGGTGCCGACGCACGGCTGGTTCGGCGCGGACAGCTCGAACTACATCTGGCTCATTGGACGGGCCAACGCGGGGGCCACCGCCCTGGTGGCAGCGCGCGTGACATGGGACGAAATTCGGCTGTACAACCTGGCCGGAGGCAGCTTCACGCAGTTCGGCCCCACCATCAGCGAGAGCGACCTGCTGACCGCTGGCTGCACGGTGTCGTTCAAGGGCGGCACCGTGGCCGAGCCCCGGTACTTCCACGTGTCGGTCAACGGCACCAAGAAGCTGATCCACACCGAGACCAGCCCCATCACGGTCATCGGGTCGGATTACCGGAACTGCGGCATGGGCGTGGAGAAGGGCAGCAGCTACCTCACCGGCACGATCAGCACGTGGTCGATGTTCGACGGCGGCAGCAGCGCCGGGTCCGGCGTGGTGGCCGGTTACACCGCCGCTGGCCTGACCAACCTGAACCTCTGGAAGGGCACCGCTGCCCAGTACGCGGCCATCACCACCAAGAACGCGAACACCATCTACGTGGTGAAGAACTGATGCCGGTTTTCATCGGTGACGAGACCATCGACGTTCTGCTGGACCACCTGGGCGACGACTACGACAGCGTGTATATCGGCAGCGACAAGGTGTGGCCGGACATCACGTTCCCGTACACGCTGGTCAACACCAACGTCACGGGCGCGGCCATCCCCGCCGGGGCTACGGGTGTCTGGGTCCACCTCTGGGGCAAGGGCACCAATGGCGGCAACGGCGGTCACGAGGACAGCACCACCGCCACCGGCTCGGGACCGGGCGGCAGCGGTGGCGGCGGCGGCGGGCACGTGTTCAAAATCTTCATCTACGTGGAGGACTTGCCGGGCACGGACTGGTCGCTGTTCTACAGCACCGCAGCGGGCGGGCTCAATCGCTTCATCTGCGGTGGGGTGGACCTGATCGCCCGGTGCGCCAACGGCGTGAACGGCGGCACCGCATCCATCGCCGGGCTGACGGCCGACTACTACAGCCCTCGCGCCGCCAACGGCGGCAACCGGGGTCAGGATTCCGACGGCGCGGGCGCAGGCGGTGCCGACGGCGGCGATGCCAGCTGGACAGGCGACAACGCACCGAACACCAGCCCGCCAGGTACGCGCGGCGTCGGCACCAACGGCGGCACCAACGGCGGCACGGGCGGCGTGGCCCACGGCTCCGGCAACGCGCACCACTACGCCTCGGGCGGCGGTGGCGGCGGTGGCGGCGGGTACACCGCCGGGCAGAACGGCAGCGCTGGTACACAGAACACGGGCGGCACGGGCGGGGCCGGTGGCGCGGCGCGCGCCGAGGTCATCTGGACCAACGAAATCGTTCCCAAGGACAAGACCTGGGAGTACACGCCAGGGGCCTGGAGCTGGACCATGCCCGCCTGGGCTCAGACCGGCTGGGCTGTCGACCTGATCGAGTTCGGCGGCGGCAAGGGCGGCAACAACGGCGGCAGCACCAGCGCGGGCAACGGCGGTCTGGGCAGTGTGGCAGTCGCCCAGACGCTCATCATCGGTACCGACATCGCCCTGGGCGCGACCCTGAGCGGCAACGTGGGCGCGGCTGGTGCCTCCAATGGCGGCAACGGCGGGAACACCACCTGCACGCAGACCGGCCTCACGTCCAACGGCGCGACCGGCACCAACAGCGCCCAGGCGGGCACCAATGCCACGGGCGTCACCATCGGCGGTAAGACGTACGGCGGTGGCCTGGGCGGTACCACCGGCAGCACCACCAGCGCGGGGCAGGCCGGTGGCACGCCCGGCGGCGGCGGCCAGGGCGGCGGGTCCATCTTCTTCATCGGCCAGGCGGGCGGCGTCGGCGGCGAGGGCCGGGTGTACGTGCGGCTGCGGCAGGTCATCTGATGACCGGCTGGTTCCAGGCTCCGGCCCCGCCAGCCTTGCCGCCGCCCGGCTGGTTCGACAGCGAGGCCACACCGCAGCCGCCGGAGCCCGACATCGCGTGGTGGGCGGTGCTCACCGTCGACATGGCGCACACGGTGGCGGCGGTCAACACCATGGAGCTGGGCGCGTTCAAGGCCATGGGCATCGTCCACAGCGTGCACGCCACGCAGCAGCTGGCCCTCCAGGCGCTGCTCCAGCTGAACATCTCCCACGGCGTCACCGCGCAGAACACCCTGGCCTTCCAGGGCCTGTACATGCTGGATATGGCCCTGGCACTGAGCGTGCAGCACAGCCTGACCCTGGCCCGCGTGAAGGACATCGCGGTGCCAATGCCGGTGGTAGCAGGCATCAGCGGCATGACGTTGGCCCGCGTGCTGGACCTGGGGCTGGAGCACGCACTGGCCAGCAGCCAGGTGCTGACCCTTCAGAAGTACCGCACCCTGGCCGTGACGCAGAACGTGGCGGTGGGCCAGTCGCTGGACCTGGCCAAGATTCGCACCCTGGCCCTGGCGCACAGCCTGGGCGTCACGCACCAGATGACCGTGGGCTTCCCAACCACGGGCCTCCCCGCCACGGCCAACTTCACCACCGCCGGGCCATACGCCTACACGTTCCCGCGTAACTGCGACTTCATGGACGCGGTGATGCTCGGGGCCGGGGGCGGCGGGGCCAGCTCGGGCACGTTCTACACGCTCAAGGGCTACCCCGGCGAGGCGGGCGTCTGGGCCACCGGCACGCTCCAGCGCGGGCTCACCATCGCGTGGACGGTCACGCAGATCACCGGCAACGTGGGTACTGGCGGCGCTCGCGGCAGCGGTGGTTTCACCGGCACCGCCGGGCAGGCCGGTACCGCCACCACGGCCAACGCGACCGGCTGGGGCGGGCTCAGCGGGGCGGGCGGGGCCGGTGGTATCGCCAACGCCACGGGCACCAGCGACAACGTGGGCCGGTCACCGGGCAACATCACCTACAACGGCCAGCCTTACACGGGCGGCGGCACGCAAAGCACCAATGGCGCGGCCGGTAACCCGCCTGGCGGCGGCGGTGCGGGCGGGTCCAACTTCGGCGGCGCAGGCGGTGTCGGCGCTGCGGGAGCAGCCCGTTACAGGGCATACCAGTAGGATCACGACCGTGGCTGTGGGAATGACCGCCTACCTGGCGAACAAGTTGCTGGACCATACGTTCCGCAACGTGGTCTATTCCCCGCCAGCGGTGGTGTACTTCCGGCCGCACGTGGGTGACCCCGGTGCCAACGGCACGGCCAACGGGTCGGCGAACGCCACGCGCTACGCAATGAGCTTCGGGGTGGCCGGGGCCAGCACTGCCGGGCAGATCGCCCTGACGAACTTTCCCGAGCACACCCTGAACGCCACCGAGACCATCACCCACGGTTCGATCTGGGACCACCCGACGGCAGGCAACTGCCTGATCACCGGCCAGGCCACCGTCAGCAAGGGTGGCGTCAGCGGTGACATCATCCGGCTCGCGTCCGACATCGTGGGCATCACGCCCATTGCCGCATAGGAGAGACCGTGCCCGCACTTACCTGGTCGGTGGCCTGGGAGGTCGCCACCCCGCCCGTGGATCTGCTGCCCACACAGCCGATCCCGCCGACGCCGCCCACCGACGACAGCGAAGAGGCGGCGCAGCAGTACAGCGACGACTACGCGGCGTATCAGGTGGCCCTGGACGAGGCGTACCACCAGACCGAGACCGTGCTGGCCGACGAGCAGTGGTGGAGCACCACACGGCTGGAGTTCGCCGACGAGGCCGAGGCCCGCGCCACGCTGCCCGCCATGGTCCGCGCCAACGCCAGCAGCCCCTACGCGCGCAACTTCCGGCTGGAGACATCCCCGCCTCGGGTGTGGTCGACCGTAAGCTGAGCGCGTGACCAACGCCAGCGTCTGCGTATCTGAGCACCTGGTCGTCGGTGACGACGGCAAGCTTCGACTCGCGCCGTGGTCGGTGCCGCGCCTGGTGGCCGACGAGATTGCCCACAGCGGTGCCGACACCACCAAGCTGCTGGAGACCAGCACGCTGCCCGGCCGCTTGCTGATTGATAAGCCCGGCGTCCTCTGGACCAACCTGACCCCGGTGGACCACATGGTGCGCGTGATGGTCACCCGGCGCTGGAAGCGGTGGATCACCAGCAACCCGAACGCGGTGCAGTTCCGTGACCGGTGGTCGTCGGCCATCACGCCCAAGGGCAGTGCCGACGTGATCCCTGCCGAGCCGGTGGTCAGCGGCATCTTCAACAGCCAGTGCGGCAGCGCGGGCGACCTGGGCAGCAACACGGTGGCCGAGCCGGTGCCCGGCAAGTTCTGGGCCTGGTGGGGCACCAACACCAGCGAGGAATGGCTGGGGCCGGTGGCCCCCGGCGAAACGCTGCGGGTGTGGTACCGGTGTTATGTGTGGACGCCGCCGCCCTTCTCGGACAACGCGAACAAGAACGCGCCCGCCCATGAGGCCGAGGCCGGATACGCGCGCATCCAGCTGATGGCCTTTCCGCAGCAGGGCAAGGTCGTGACCGGATGAGCACCAGCCTGAAAATCTGCACCGCTGAGTACATGATCAGCGACGTTCGTGGCATTGGTGTGCGCCAGACCTGGCTGCCGCACGTGGTGGCCGAGCAGTTCCTGGAGTCCACCAAGGACGGCGAAATCAAGCTGGCACCCGACCCGGTGACCATGATCGACGGCGACCTGACCTGGTTCAACAACAGCCCCGATCCCGTGAAGGTGATGGTGCTGGTGCACCGGGCACCGCGCAGCATCGTGGCGCAGAACCCGGCCACCGTGGTCATTCACGACGCCTGGAGCCACCAGGTCGGCAAGAGCCCCAGCGCCGACTACCCCAGCGTCATCCAGGACACGTTCGGCGGGCGGCTCCAGGTGGACCGCGCCAGCGTGGCCAAAGACCTGCTCCAGTTCGGCCGGTATTTCCTCGACGGCGACGACAGCCAGACCTACGTCGACCTCGGGGAGGTACCGGCGAAGCAGTCGTTCCACTTCCGCTACCTGGCCGCTGTCCAGACACCGGGCGTCTGGACGCAGCCCAGCGAGTTCGAGCCGCGCTGGGAGGCGTATGCGCGGTGGACCCGGCTGGTGGCCATCGGCAGCCCGGTGGGGGCGATGTGAGCGACTGCGTAGACGAAAACCACCTCCAGGAACTGGACGGCGTGATCAGCCCCCAGCCGTGGATGCAGTGGCGGCACATCGGCGGCGTGGAGGCCCCCAGCAAGACGGGCAACTACGGCGTCACTCTCACCAGTGGGGGCCTGGGCACGGTCGACGTGTTCGGCACCCTGGGCAGCCTGTTCGGCAGCCTGTTCGGGTCCATCCCGCTGCTGTTTGGCAAGTCGAGCCCGCTGGCCGGACTGCTGGCCAGCGCCAGCGCGGGCGGCAATAAGAACGACCTGCTGCACCGCCTCCAGTACAGCTGGACAAACGGCAGCCCCGTGGCTCAGGACGTGTACGGGCTCATCACCCGTGGCGGCTGCCGGGTAAGCCTCCAGCCGCGCAGCCGTGGCGGGCTGGTGCTGCGCAGCGGCTACGCCAAGCACGCCAGCGACCCCGGCCCGCTGGCCGACAGCTCCATGTTCGGCGTCGGCGCTGACCTGGGGCGCGGTGGGACGCTGAGCCTGGGCACCACGTACGGCATCGCGGAGCAGCGGATGAACAGCTGCACCATCCCGCTCGCGCCGGAGCGCACCGGCTGGCTGCGCCTGGCCCCCGGCGAGGCCATCACCGCCGCGCTGGAGCTGCGCTTCATCAGCGAGTTCTGGGAGAACACCACCATCGACGGCGGCGACACCGGCAGCGAAAGCAGCTACACCACGGGCGCGACCCGCCTCGATCTGTTCGCGGTGCCGGTAATCTCGGGCTGACAACCCCTCCGGCCTCGGGAGACTGCCCATGTACGACCCGCCACCTGGCTACGACGATTGCGAGGCCGACGCCGACGCACACCCGACGCCCGCCAGCTGGCCGTACCGCGAGCTGGAGGTGGACGGGGTGGGTACGCTGCACGCCCGGCGTCCACTGCCCAATGCGATCCCGGCGCTGGCCGGGGCGGCGCGGTCGAAGATCAGTCCCGAGAGCCGTATCGACCACCTGGACATCTTCGTGCAGAACCACCTGGCCGACGGCGAGTTCGAGCAGCTGCTGGCCCGGATGATGGATCCCGACCAGGACATGCCACCCGACACCATGCTGCGCGTGAGCCGCGCGATTGCCACGGCGGGCAGTGCGCGCCCTACACGGCGGTCATCAACCTGGCGTTGATGGCCGCGCACAACTGGCGGGCGCTGCGCACCAAGGCCCTGGAGAACGGGCACAGCAACCTGATGGCCTGGCCGAACATGCACGTGGTGCTCGACGCCATGGAGCAGCTGGGCCTGGAGTCGGCCGTGGCCGGTGCCAAGACGCAGGTAGAGGCCAAAACCGAGATGACCCGCTACTACGACAAGCTCTATAAGCCCGACGTCACCGCCATGGTGATCAACGGCGACGGGTACCTGCCGCCCCCGCCAGGGTTCAGCGACGAGGAGATGGAGGCGTCGTTCGATGCGTTCTTGTCGAGCGGCACGCGGTAAGCCAGCTATCCTGCACCCATGGCAACTACGGCGGTGCTGTTCGATACAGCTGCACCCGCCGGTTCCAAGCTGGACCCCGCTGTCGCCGCCGAGGTCGCGGCAGTAGCGCCGGGCAACCTGGAGCCCGGCGAGGTCGACACCATCCACCTGGCCGACGAGTCGGTCACCACGCCCAAGATCGCACCCGGTGCCGTAGGCAGCCCCCAGATCGCCACTGGCGGCGTAGAAGCGGTAAACCTTGCCGGGGGCTCGGTGGGCACCGCCGCGCTCGCTGGCGGGGCTGTGACAGCCGAAAAAACGGGGACAGGTGTTGTCACCGCCTACGACGCCGCCGGTAACCCGGTGCCGCGCCGCGAGGTCGAGCTGACGAACGCGCAGTACCAGGCGCTGGTCACGGCCGGAACCGTCGACCCGAACACGCGGTACTTCGTCAGCTGATGCCGATCTACCAGGGTGCGGCCAACCATCCGGCGTTCAGCAAGTGCTACGTCGGCACGCAGCGGTACCGCAAAATCTACGACGGCACCAGCCTGGTCTGGTCGGACACCCTGATCCACGATGGGTTCGACTGGGACGGCTGGCTCCAGGGGTGGATCAACGAGCTGTGTGCGGCCGACGACCTGGGCGAACTGATCAGCGACGGCTACGGCATGATCGTGGACGGGCTGGGCAACGTGGTCGGTTCGACCGTGGCCTACATCCAGGACGGCGTGAACGAGACCGGCAAGCTGGTGGCCAACGCGGGCACCAGCCTGGTCGACGCCTACTGCGGGGCCTGGGGCGGCAGCGCCCCGCCGGACGGGCTCATCGGCCTGGTCAACGGCATTCCCATCATCGGCGGCATCCTGGCCGACTGGCTGGCCGGTGACATCGACATCGAAAGCATCATCGGCAGCTTGCCGGTCATCGGCAATATCGCCAAGCAGATCGGCCTGCTGCCCGACAGCGCCGGGCACCTGCTGGACCCGCTGAACTACGTCATTGACGAGCTGGGCAATGTGGTCGGGACGATCACCTGCGGCAAGTACACCAACATCGGCGGCGGCATCGGGGAGAACATCTGCTACGTCATCGGCGTGGTGGAGCAGGCGGCGCGCATGTTGGTGCCCGACGGGCTGATGTCGCTGGACCGGCAGGTCAGCCAGGTGCGGCATCCCACGGTGCTGACCACCGACGACGGCTGGCTGGAAACGCAGATCGCCAACGTGGGCAGCCCCGGCTTCGCCACGCAGCTGTACCGGCGCTACGCCAACGACGGCAGCGGTGCGCGCGGCGTCGGCATGGACCTGCGCGACAGCATGGTGTCGATCGTGCGCAAGGTCGGCGGCGTGGAAACGATGGTCGCGCCCAACCTGGCGCGCTTCACCGAGGGCGACGTGCTGCACCTGGACCAGGCGGGCAACGTCCACACGCTGCTGCTCAACGGCACCGACGTGGGCGAATGGCCCGATACCGGCGGCACGGCGGCGTCAGGCTCCGCGAACCGCTCGGTGGGGATGATCATGGAAGGTGCCAAGGAGTTCCTTGGCTCTCGACGGTTCAGCCCGGCGCTGAATTACCTTGACGCTGGCTAGTTCTCGGTTGTCGCGGTAGCGCAGCCACGACCAGCCCCCGACCAGCGCCGCGCCTGCGGCGGCGCTGATGCCGGGGTGCGGGTTCGCAGCGAAGAACGACGCGGCAAGCAACAGCACACCTGTTCCACCCATGAGGGCGACAGTAACGGGTCGGCTGCACCGACGCGCGTGGCGCGTCATTACCGACCGCCCCACCAGCCACGGCCGGGGCGCTCGGCGTGCCAAGCGTCGATGGTCTCCGGCAGCCAGCCCTTGTGACGGCCCACCTCCACATCATGCGGCGGCAGGTCGATACCGGACAAGCTGCGGACGGACTTCATGCCCAGGCGCTTGGCCACGTCCTGGCGGCTGAGGTACTTCTGCACCTTGCGTTCGGTGGTGGTCACCTGACGCTCCTTTCACGGGCTGTGGAGTTCCCCGACATCGTAAGGTCAATACGCGGCAGCTTGGGGTCACCGGCAACGATGACGGCGGCGCGTCCGGCCACCAGACGCTCCCATTCCCACTGACCGCCCGCCTCCACAGCAATGTTCACGTGGCGGTCGGGGTCGGCCTCGGCAGCCTCGATCACGCGGGCAACGTGGTCATCGAACTCGTCAACCAGGTTCTCCACGGCGGTGAGCATTCCCGGCGGGCACTTGTCCGCGCCGCTCTCGATGCGCTGGTAATCGCGCCGGGGCTTGCCCAGCTTGAGCGCCATGCTGCGCTGGTCCAGGCCGATGTAGAGGCGGAAGTTCCTGATCAGCTCGCCCAGCCCGTAGGTGTGCTCCGTGGGCTGCGGCATGGCCATATCGGCGTCGGTGGTGATCGACGCTACTGACTGATGCACTGGTGTGTCCTTTCGTGGGGCCAGCCCCGGCACCGAGGGGCGGTGCCGGGGCCGGGTAGGTGGGCGGTGGTCACCATCCGGCCTTGGCGGCGCAGACGGGGCCGATGCCGCGTGCGCGGCTTTCGTCGTTGGTGAGCTGGCGACCGCAGATACCGCACTCGCCAATCTCGTGGCCGTAGCGGGCGCTGGCTGCCTCGGCACCGACGGCGGCGATGCGGACCAGGATCGCCCGGCCCTGCTTCATGCTCAGCTTCTGCTCGTCGCTGCCGATGATCTGCTTGACGAACACGTAGCCCGCCCAGCGGCCTGTCTCGGGGCGGTCGACCTTGTAGAACGCGGTGCCGTTGACGGCGTGCACCTGCGTGTCGATGGCGTAGCGCCCGGCGGGCACCTCGACCGTGGCGTCCTCGTAGCGACGGTCGTCAATGCGCACGTTGACCTTGGTGGGCAGGCCCTTGAGCCAGCTGATCAGGTTGGTTGCGCCGTGCTTGTAGAGCGGTGCCCAGGCGTAGGCGTGCTCCCGGCCGATGCCGTCGGCACCGTGGCCCAGAACCTGGTTCAGGCGCTCGCCCAGGGTGGCGGCGGTGGCCACGTCCTCCAGGTTGGCGGCGAAGAACCGCGCCTCGTCGGTGAGGATGTCAAGCATGGTGGCCAGGGTGGCTACGCGGCTGACGAACTTGTCCTGGCCCTGCACGCTGGACCAGTCGCGGGCGCGGATCAGGTCTTGGATGAACGACAGCTGGTTCTCGGTGGCCGGGGCGGTGATGGTGCTGGCCGGGGCGGTGGTGGCGAACGGTGAACCCATGATGTACTCCTTGGTCGCGGCGGCGGGGCTGTCCCGCCTGGCTGATAGGTACACACTAACCCGCCTTAGTCGGGTAAGTCAACCCCGACATTAACGGGCATGTCACGCGGACGGTCTACCATCGCCCCGTGAGCTTCATTCGGTCGAAATTCGCACCCCGCGCCCTGCTGACCGTCGACCAGTGGATCGCCATTTTCGTCGCGGTGGCCGACGAACTCGACATGCCCGACAAGCGCGGCGCGGTGGTCTGCGCGGCGATGTGCGCCTTCCAGGAGGCCGGTGCCGATCTGAACGACGGCAACGGGCGGCAAATTTGGATCCCCGGCAACATGGCCGACCCCTGCTATGCGGACGATCCTGACGCCTACCCACACGACAGCGAAGGCAATGACGGCCGCAGCACCGGCCCGTTCCAGCAGCAGATGGGCACGGATTGGGGCTGGGGCGGCGTGCTCGGTGACTGCGCCGGTACCCGCAAGCGCATGGACCCCTGGGACAGCACGCGCATGTTCTTCGGCTGGCCGGGCAGCGGGCTGCGGGACAAGGGCTACAACGCCAGCAATGCCATGGCCGCTGGTGACAGCATTCAGCGCGTGCAGGGCAGTTCGTTTCCGCGTGCATACGACCAGTGGTGGGGCCTGGCGAACGCCGCCTATGACCGGTACCTGGGCAACCCGATCCCGGCACCGCCCAGCCCCGGCGGCGGCGGCGGTGGCCCAGCCCCGGCGCTGGTGCCGAACCCGGCCTGGCGCGGCGACCCGCTGTTTCTGCCGCAGCTGCTGCGGGCCTTCGGCGTCAGCGTGAGCACCTACACCGACGCCGACGGCATCCGATGGGACCAGCGTGGGCATGGCGACTTCGGGAAAATCTCGTGGGTGCTGTGGCACCACACCGGCAGCGTCAACGAGACCGACGAGGGCATCGCGCATCACCCGGCGCTCGGGCTGGCCGCGAACATGCTCATCCACCCTGACGGGCACGTGGTCCTCACCGGCAGCGGTATTGCCTGGCACGGCGGCGTCGGCATCTATCCCGGCATCCCAGAGGATGGAATTAACCAGGTCAGCATCGGTATCGAGTGCAGCTACGGGCCAGACCGCGACGGCAACTACACGATTCCCTGGCCCACCGCGCAGATGAACGCCATGATCGCCGTGGGCGCGGCCATCAGCTGGTTCCTGGGCGACACGCTGCCCGTCGACCACCAGATCAGTCACAAGGCGTGGGCCGGTGCGGACAACCCACTCGGCATCAATAAGCAGGGCAAGCCGGACCCCGGCAACCTGGACATGAACTGGTTCCGTGCGCAGATCGCCGCGCGCATGGCCCTTGGCCCCACAACCGGAGGAGATGACTGGATGGCCGACCCCACCGCGCTGGAACTGCTGCGCGACATTCACCGCGAGACCGTGACGCAGAAGTCCCCGAGCCGGTCGTTCATGGCCGAGGACGGCAAGCTCATCGACAGCCCGCTGGGCATCGAGTGGAACACCGACGGCAATGCCTGGACCCTGGTGTTGACCGAGGCGTACTGGAACGACACCCCGCTGGCCATCACCGTGGTGGAGGACATCGCCGCCAACGGCGTGCGGCAAACCAGCTGGGCGGGCAGCGCCGACAAGGACAGCGAGGTCAAGTTCAACCAGTGGTTGCGTGACTTCGGGCAGGCGTATTGCCAGGGCCTGGTTCGCCGTAAGGCGCAATGGAACGCGCTGGTGGATGCCGTGGCTGCCTTGAGCGCTGCGCAGGCGGCAGGGGCCACTACAGCCGTGAAAGCGGCACCACGCAAGCGCGCGCCGCGCAAGAAGGCCCCCGCCAAGACCGCCGACACATCAGCCGAGGACGCCTGATGGCCTGGGCACCGCCGAGTAAGCCCGGCGACACCGACCCGCTGATCGTTCCGGCGAAGGCGTACCTGCGCCGGTTCAGCTACGGCAAGGGCCTGGACGACACCCCGATCTACACCGCCGAGTTCGGCCAGGCGCTGATGACGTTCGCGCCCAAGCGCAACGCCGAAATCGACGCGGGCACCAAGGCGAAGCCCTACGTGAACGTCGGCGGCGTGTTCGACTGGGCGATGAAGAAGCAGCTGGGCCTCCTGGAGCCAGCACCGCCACCGCCGCCCGGCCCGCGCCACGCCGCGCTGGTGTTCCGTGGTACCGGCGGCGTGATCGGTCTCGACTACGTGAGCCAGGTGTGCCAGGGCGCGGCCGACCTGGTGGAGGAGTTCAATCCTGAGTTTCCGGCCAGCATGGGCGGGCTGCCGCCAGGCGCACCGGGCACGCCCAGCGCCCGCGATGCCATCAACATTGGCTACCGGTCGGGCGTAAACTGGATCCGGCAGAACCCCGACCGCACCATCGTGCTGGGCGGTTACAGCCTGGGCGAAATCGTCGCCGCCATGCTGACAGAAGCGCTGCTCAAGCCCGGCGGTGAGCTGTACGAACACCGCGACAGGTTCGTCTGCTCGTTCCACATCGGCCCGCCTGCCCGGCCGGAAGGCGCGTCGTTCTACGGCGGCACCGCCGCGCCCGGCGTCGGTATCAGCAGCTGGCGCATGGACCCGACCCTGGCCCGTGACCCGCGCAATCTGTGGCTGTGCGACCCCGAGGACATGTACGGGGCCATTCCCGTGCCCGTTCCCGGCGGCACTGGCGACATCATGGAGACCGTGTTCGACCTGGTTACCGAGTCGGCGCTGAACGATCCCCTGGGCACGCTCCAGGCGATGATTCCGCACCTGCTGGAAATCGCCCAGGACGCGGGCATTTTCGGTCTGATCGGCCTGGGCAACGCAGGCCCGGCCACCTCCGGCGGGCTGCTCGGTGGCCTGCTGGGCGGTGCCGGTGGGCTGCTGGGGGCGGGCACGGCGCTGCTCAACCCGTTGGCCGTGGTGCCCATGCTGCTGCCGCTGTTCGTCGGCGTGCTGCCCGGCCTGATCGCCGGTATCGGTGGCGGCGTCGGTGGCAATCTCACCGGCCCGGCAGCGGCGGCGCAGGCGGCGGTCCTGGGGATGAAGTTCCTTGTGGCGGGCACCCGGCCGCATATCGAGTACCACCTTCGTGAGGTCTGGCCTGGGCAGACGTATCTGGGCCTGGGCATTCAGCACGTGCGTGACTGGTCGGCTCGGACGCCAGTCGGGTAACCTGCGCACAGCGGCTCTCGTGGTTGTGGGTCCAGCGGGCAAGGCCCCGACACCTGGGGAAGGTGCCGGGGCCTTGTTTCGTACGCGGGGCTAGCTGGAGATGGACTTGCGCCATTCCTGGTAGAGCGCCTTGTCCTCGTCGGACCCGGCAGCCAGGATGTACGGCGCGGACTGGTTGGGCTTCTTGTTGCCCTTCACGATCCGGCCCAGCAGCCAGGCGGTGCCCTTGTCCAGCGCCCGCTTACCCTCGCGGACCAGCGCCTTGTTGAAGATCATCACGTCATCCAGCCGCTCGCCCACCTCGTAGGGCTCGCAGGTCTCGACCTCGCCGTCACGGTTGAGGAAGGCGTACCCCTCGTCCGTGGCCACGGTGGTGTTCGCGTTCGGCGTGCCCGGCTCGGGCAGCGTCAGCGGGATGATGTCGGCGCGGATGAACTCCTGCTCCTCGTCCTTCTTGGACACGCTGGTGCTCATGCTGCCGTGCTCGGTCGGGTGCATGAGGATCAGCTGGCCCAGGAAGAACGCGGGCTTATAGCCGCTGATGCCGGTGGGGTCACTGGCAGCGAACGGGTCGCCCTTGCCCAGCGTGGTGGTCTCGCCGACGTTGGCCACGTCGTCGGGGCCGGGCAGCGGTGCCTTCTCGGCGGCTGCGGCGGGCTTGGCGGCGGTGGCGGTGCCACCCTTCTTGTCAAACGGGCTGGGCATTTGGTGCTCCTTGGTGTTGGTGTAGTGATGGGTTACAGCAGTCCGGCGATGGTCTCGGCGAACTCCCCCAGGTCGTCATCCCAAACGTCCTGGTAGGTCTCATAGACAGCCTGGCCTTCTTCCAGGCTGGTGATCTCGCTCAGCGCCAGGCGCGCGGTGGCGTAGCGCACCGCCTCCTTGCTGGGCACGGGTACGGCGTGCTGGGGTACCAGCTTCTCGGCCTCCTTGCGGCGGCGGCGGGTGTCCAGGCTGGCAATCATGGTTTCCGCACCCCAGGTGAGGTCGATCGTGATGGCGGCGGCGCGCTCGGGCTGGTTGGACGGCACGTGCAGCAGGATGGCGAAGTCGTCGCGGATGGTGGGCATGGGCTCCCAGCTCTTGCCGTCGACCGCGAGGATCTTGGTGGCCCAGCCGTACACGCCGCCCACCTGCACGCCGAACGGCAGCCAGCTGTACTCCAGGCTCTTGCTGGTTTTCACGTCGCCCAGCACCAGCTCCCCGGTGGTGACCAGCTTGAAAATCCGGTCGATCTTGCCAGCCACCGGCTCCTCGCCCCGGTCGTTGAGCACGGTGCGCTCGACATACTCCGGCAGCGCCACGATGCCCCGGTGGGCCATCACCTTGCGGGCATAGTGCACGTGCGGCCGGACCACCTCGGGCACCTGGTGCAGCAGCACCAGCCCGCAGTCCAGGGCCTCCAGCCAGGCGTGGGCGCATTCGCCCAGCTCGCGGGCGTCGGCCCCGCCCATGCAATTGTCGATGATCTCCAGCACGGCGTCCACGCGGGTGACCTTGGGCTGGTTCATGGCCTCGTCCAGCAGGCCGATGAGGTCGCGGGCGGTGACCTTCTCGGGGCTGCCGTCGTCGTAGACCACGGTGGCCGGGTCCATGCGCAGCAGCGCCACGATGCGCTTGACCGTCTCGCGGGTGCCCCACTTGTTCAGCCCATAGGTGTCGTCCAGCGTCTTGGCAACGGTGGTGGCGCGCGGGTAGCCCGTGGGCCTGCCGGTGCTGGGGCTCGGAAGCTGGTACCAGCCCCAGCCGTTGAACTTGCTCTCGGCGCGCGGCGGGGCAGGCGGGAGCGGGTAGTGCATCCACTGCGTCACGCGCTCCGGCACGATCACCTCACCGTCGGCGTCAATCTCTGTCGGGGCTGTACGGGCCATAGCGGGCTTCTCCTTGGTTGGCGGGGTGGTTGTGTCGGCCGGGGCCTGTTCGTGCGTCTGTGCGGCAGCCAGCGGGGCGGGCGCGTCGGCTGCGCGGTAGTCGGGATGGGCCTGGGCTAGGTCGCTTGTCCACCCGTCCCCGGTCTCGCCCCGGTACCAGGTGGTGCCGTTGGTGTCGGTGCGGGCGGGGTACTGCCGGGCCATGCTCTGGGTCATCAGGCCAGGCCCCGGTCCAGCACGCGGCTGGTGAGGCGAATGGAAATCTCGTCGGACAACCGCGCCTTGGTCATGTCCTCGCACTGCACGATGCCCAGGCTCTTGGCGAACTTGAGCTGCGCTTCGCTGGGCGGCTGGTTGCGCCGCCAGGTGGCTTTCCGTGAGGGCAGCTGCTGGTCCGATTCAACGATCCACACCTCCGCGTTCTCCAGCGCGGTGGCCAGGTCGGTGTAGTCGGGGTCGTCGGTGTGGATCGGGTACCGACCGCTGGCGGTGACCCAACCGCCCCGCTTGGTACGGATGCCCATCTGGCCGATGGCCCAGCGCACGCTGTCGGCCTGGCCCTTGGGCGGCATCACCCCGTCCTCGGGCCAGACGAACACCACCTGGTTGTCCTCCATGAGCGGCAGGAACGGCACGCCGCCCACGGTTTCCATCCACACCAGGTCGCTGCCCGCCAGCAGGTCGATGGACACCATGTCGACCGGCCCCTGGCGCACCTCCTTGACGGCGGGCTCGCCACCGTCGCCCGGCAGCAGCTCCTCCACCATGGGGTCCAGCTCGTCGCCGTTCTCGTCCACCTCGCGGGTCTCGGCCCCGGTGTCGAGCGCGGTCAGGCTGACCAGCTTCATGGCGCGCGTGCTGCCCGCCAGGTCGAGCACCAGCGCGTCGTCCTTGTTCGGGTACAGGCGCAGCGCCCGGCCGACCATCTGGCTGTAGAGATTGCGGCTGCGGGTCGGCCGCGCCAGCACCACCGTGTCGCACATGGGGAAGTCCGCTCCCTCGGTGAGCACCTGCACCGTGACCAGCGCGCGGGCGGTGCCGTTGCGGAAGTCCTCGTAGATGGGCAGGCGCTCGTCGTACTGCATGGCACCGGTCACGGCGACGGCCGGGTAGTCGGCGTCGGTGAGCGCGTCTGCGATGTGGTGGGCGGCGTCGACACTGGCCGCGAAGATGATCGGGCGGCGGTCTCCTGCGTGCAGCTTGATCGCGTCCACGACGTACTGCGTGCACGCCTCCATCACCTCGGCCAGCTCGCCCTGGTGAAAGTCACCGGCCACGCTGCGCACGTCATCGAGCGCGTCCAGGCCCTTGATGCGCACTGTGAGGCCACGGGGCTGCACCAGGAACCCCTTCTTGATGGCCCAGCGGATGTCCTTCTCGTAGCTGATCTTCTGGATAACGTCGCCCAGGCCGATCACGCCGCGCTCATTGCGGTACATGGTGGCGGTGAACCCGGCCATCAGCGCGTCCTCGTAGCCGCCCAGCTCGCTGAACGTGGTGTGGAACCCCTCGGCTCCGGCGTGGTGCACCTCGTCCCAGAGGATCACGGCGCGCTTGCCCAGGGCCTGGCGGCGGTGGGCAGTGGCCAGCGTCTGGAGCGTGGCGAACACGATGGGGCAGTGGTGGTCGTCCACCTCGGCGCGCACGATGCCGATGTCCTCGGCGGGGATGGTGGGGTCCACGGCCATGAGGTCGCGGCGCATCTGGTCGAGCAGTTCGCCCCGATGGGCCAGGGCCACCACGGGCTGGCCTCGGTGGTAAGCGCGGCGGGCAATCTCACCGATGACGCTGGACTTGCCGGAACCCGTGGGGAGAACGACACCTACACGGTTCTTGCCGCTGGCCCAATCGCGCTCTACGGCGTCTGCTGCGGCGACCTGGTAATCGCGGAGCTGGCGCGGGGCCGGTGCTGCGGTGGTGGTCATGTGTTGGCTTTCGTGTGGTTGTGGTGCTGGTGAAGTGTGGTGTGGTGGTAGTCGCCCGGCCCCACGTGGCAGGCCATGGGGCCGCGCGACTCACCTAAACTAACCCGACTATTGCGGGTAAGTCAACTACCCGATGACTACCAGGTCACGCGGGTCTGCGCGGCGGGCACTCATGGCCCAGCTCCAGATGACGGTAGCCATCTTGCGGGGCTGGCCAGGGTAGTGCTCGATGCGCAGCACCCTGCCGGACCAGCTGGGGTTCAGCCGGTGCGTGACCAGGGCGTTGTCGGGGATCATTCGTACCGGCCGTCGTAGTCGATGGGGTACCGGCCGCTGTCGGTCTCGAACACGTCCACGTCGAGCAGCTGCTCCACGTCGGACAGCTGGAGCTTGACTTCCACGGCGGTGCGGACGTTGCCCACGCTGGCCAGGGCCTGGCGCACCAGGTCGGTCAGCTTCTTCTCGGCCTCCTCCACCGTGGCGGCGTAGTTCGGAGGGATGTCGACGCCTGCGCTGATGCCAGCGCGGATGACGATCACGGTGCAATCCAGCCGGGCTCGTCCCAGAGCGGCGTGTTCACCGCGCCCGGCGCATCACTGACCTCGTACTGCTCCACCCCATTGCTGCTGAACGGCACGAACCTGGCCGGGTAGAACGTGCAGCTGCTGTAGCCGTACCCGCCCCCGTAGCAGCTGCTGTAGGCGTTGATGGTGTGCGCCGGGGTGTAGAACTCCCGGTACCTGGTCCAGCTGCCGTCGGCCCGGCGCGGCGTGTCGCAGAGGTCGCGCTTGGTGCCCTTGCCCAGCCAGATGCCGCTGGTGGTGATGCAGTGCGTGCCCGGCGGCAGTACGTCAGCCTTGGCCTCCACCGTGAAGGCCCCGAACGCCACCACCAGCAGGGCGCTCAGGCTGACGACGGCCAGCGCTACCCGGCGCTTCACGATGCGACCTCGTTGGCCGCAGCCTGGAACACGTGGGCCAGCTTGGTGAGGCCCAGCAGCTTGAGCTCGTTGGCGCTCACCACGTCGCCCGTGGCGGCGTTCAGCACCTCCAGCAGGGCCTTCGTCTCGGTCACCTGGGCCGGGGACAGCAGGTTGGCCGGGCGGGTGACCGCCTTGCGAATTTCGTAGTCCTGGGGTGCGGCGTAGAACACGTACTCCACGTCGCTGACGCCCAGGGCCTTGCGGGCGTCATGCGCGGTGGGCGCTGCCCCACCCTTGCGCAGCTGCTTGCTCAGCCAGTCACGCAGTGCGCCCAGCTGCTGCGGGCTCCACTCGCCCCGGTGGTTGTCGCGGAAATCGCGAACCGCCTTGGCGTGCTCGACCTGCGCCTTCTCGTGGTTGGCCAGGGCGGTCTTTGCCGTCTTGACCAGGGCGGCGCGATTGAACGAAACGGCCATGATGTTGGTTCTCCTTCGTGGTTGTGTGTACTGCGGGTTAGTCCTGGTCGTTGACTTCGGCAGCGGCCAGGTTGCGGGCCTGCTCGGCGGTGTTCACGCTCGGGATGTAGCGCGCCCCCGAAGGGGTGCCGGTCAGGGTCTCGATCAGCGAGTACCGAAGGCCCTTGTCGACGGCTTCGGCAATGCGCTGCTTCCAGTAGACGGGCGTGTCGGCCCGGCTCATGGCGTAGGCGTCCGGCCGCACGGCCAGGACAATCTCGGTGCGCGTAGCACCCTGCTGCGTGAGCCGGTCCACGAACTGGCGAATGCGGATCGCGGTCTCAACGATGGGCTCGGGCAGCGCGCGGGCCAGCACGACCTCGCCCTGCATCGGGTCGACGTTGCCGTTCGGGCCGGTGATCAGCGGTGCCGACACGTCCTGCGGCAACGGATGATTGATCATCAGCAGCGGGATGGGGTTCTCCAGCTGCTCGGCGTTCTTCTGCTTGCTGGTGGTGATCTCGATGCACTTGCCCGGCAGCCGTCCGTTCTCGTCGGCAATCTGGGTCACATCCCAGGTGGCCATGCGCACCAGCAGCTCACTGTCCAGCGCACCGTTCAGGGCACTGCTGCCGCGTGCGGTGTCGGGGCTGCCCTTGGCGGTGTGGTGCACCACGCAGACGCCCGCGTTGGTCAGCTCGCGCAACTTGTCGAACCGGCGCACCGCCTTGCCCACGTCGGTCGCGCTGTTCTCCTCCAGCCCGGCCGACATACGGGCGAACGTGTCGAACACCACCAGGCCGATGCCCTGCCGCACGATGTAGGCGGCAATCTCGCCCCAGGCTTCGTTCTGGGCGCTCACCAGGATGATGCCGTTGCCCAGCAGCAGGTCGTCGGCCAGGTCCACGTCGTGGGCGTCCTCCCACGCCTTGAGGCGCTGCACGGCACCGCTCAGGCCCTCACCGGGCAGGTACAGCACGCGCGTCTTGCGGGTCGTGCGCCCCTGCCAGCTCTTGCCGGTGGCGATGTGGCAGAGCATGTCCAGCACAACGGTCGACTTGCCGACGCCGGGCGGGCCGATCACGCTGCTGAGCCCACCGTGCTCGATCAGCCCGTCGATGATGTACTCCGGCGGCGGCATGTCCCGCCAGTGGCTGAACGGCGCGATGCGCGGCACCCCGCTGTGCGTGGAGTCGAACACGTCGGGGTCGGGGTCGTCCACCTCGTCGGCGTAGGGGCTGTCGTCGGCCTTGCCGAAATCGGCGGGCAGGTCGGACAGGTCGGCGGCGTAGTCCGACCTGGGGCTTTCCTCGGTGGCGGCGCTGGCTGAGCTGGCGATGTCCTCGGGCGTGGCGGTGGCCAGGTGCGCGCCCACCACTTCGTCATGCAGGTGCCACAGCTCGCCGTCCTCGTCGTGGGCGAACTGCCCCTCGGTGGTGTCGCAGGCCCGGCAATACGCCTTGACCACCTCGGGGTCGTAGCCCGCCTCGGCTTCGTCGGCCAGGGCGTCGGTGTCCGGCAGATCGAACTCCCCGTCGCCGTTCATCTTGTGCTCGCGGTCGATGCCCTTGGGGTCCAGGCCCGGCTCCACCGACAGGTCCGGCGTCACGTCCATGTCGTCCATGGCCTTGCCGACGTTGCCGCCGTAGTTGATCAGCGCCACCGCCTGGAGCTTGCTGATGGTGCTGGTGCCCTTCTCGGCAACCCACTGGTCGAACGGCTCGGCAGGGTTATCGGTCCAGATGTGCAGCGGCGCGTTCGTCTCGGTGTACCGGCCAGCGGTGCAGCCGGTGTCGTGCGCGGTGGCGCTCTTGGGGCTGGCGTGCACGCCCGGCGCGGTCCACACGGCGCAGCCGCAGCTGTCGGCGCGCGGGGCCGGGGTCCAGCCCAGCGGCTCCAGGATGCTGGCCCAGCTCACGGTCTCGGCCCAGCGGTCGATATGCGTTGCCAGTTCGGGGTTCTCGGCGGTGTCACCGGCGCTGGCTTCTGCGCGCTGTACGCGGCGCTCACCGGCCTTCAAAATCTCGCTGGCAAGCCACTCGGGCAGGTCGTACACGTGGCCCAGCTGTTCGTAGCTGCCCTCGGGCCGGGTGCTCGGCGGGATCAGCACGTAGCGGCGGTCCCACAACACGGCGAACCCATGGTCACCGCCCCAGGTCATCGCGCCCAGGTGCCGGGGCAGTACCGGCAAGTACTTGTCCGGCACGGTGAACCAGAAGTGCCCACCGTCGGAGTGCGCCCAGGTGTCGGGGTCGTTGGGGTCGGCGTTGGCACCGATCTGGCCAGGCGTGAGGATGGTCGGGGCCGGGCGCTGGTCCTCGGGAATCTCCGCGACCTCGAACCACCTGTCCACCTGGGCGGTGGTGTCGCAGTCGATGACGACCACACCGGACCCGCCCACCTCCACCGCCAGGTTGACGGCGGCGGGCTTGGCCATGGCGATCTGGCCCGAGTCCTCGGCCTTCTTGGACCAGTCGGCCTCGTTGCCCCAGGTGCCGTCGGGCAGCACTTCCACCCACGTGCTGAACAGCTGGATGTACCGCTTGAGGTACCGCTCCAGCGTGGCCTTGTCATCGGTGGCCAGCGCCAGCCCGGCCGCGCTCTTGACGGTCTGCCAGTCGCGCCGCCCGGCAGCCTGGGCAGCCTCCTGGGCCAGCCGGTCGTCCTTCTTGCGGGCCTGCACGGTGCGCAGGTCAGCGGGCACCTTGCTGTCGGGGTAGATGAACAGCAGGTGCAGACCGAGGTCGGCAGCCTGCCGGATGAACGCGCGCACGGCTTCGTGGTCGGTGTTGTCGACACCGGAGCCAAGCACTGCCTCCAGCGGTTTGGAACCAAGCATGAACAGGGCCTTTCGTGGTTGTGGTTGTGCGGTTAGACGTAGCGGCCGGGCTTGCTGGCGATGCCGCCACCAAGTGCCAGGTAGCCCACCCCGTCGGTCCAGCTGTCGGCGTGGTTGGGCGTCTTGATCAGGCGGGCCACCTTCACCAGCGCCATGCAGAGCGCCACCTGCTCGGCGGTGACTTCGTGCCCAAACACCACCGCCCAGAGCGCGCCGGTCTCGGTAAAGTTCTGCTCGGCATCGCCGTAGACGGCGTTCCGGTCGTTGTTCACCAGATCGGCGGCGTGCTCGCAGATGTCCCGCGCCCGCGTCCCGGTGGTGGACAACTTGCCCGCAATGTCGGCCATGGCCTGGTCGCGGGCCTTGAGGCGCTGGGCCTTGGTGTCGGGGTCCAGCTCGCCGCGCAAGTCCAGGTACTGCTCGCGGGCCGACAGGCCGGTGAGCGGTGGGACGTCCACCTGGATGGCCTCGCCCTGGTGGCAGTGGCAGCCCAGCGAGTGGCTGTCGTTGGGGCAGGCGGCGGTCAGGGGCTTGCCGTCGGCGTCGGGCATGGTGGGCTCCTCGGTCGTGGTTGTGGTGGTTGCGGTGCGGGCCAGCTTAGCGGCGGCAACCTCGCGCTCGAATGAGCCGCAGGTGCAGGCGATGCCGTCTGGACGCAGGAACTCGCAGCCAGGGGAATGCAGGATGTCGCGCCTGCGGTAGCCGCTCATACCTTGGCCCAGGCTGAGCCCATGTCGGCGCGGTCGGTGCGCAGCACCGGCACCCGCTCGGCCCAGGTGATCAGGAACTCCGGTGGCGTCAGCATGATCTGCTGCACCTCCTCGGCCACCTCGGTGTCCACGATCAGCTCGTCGTGCATGGCCAGCTGGAGGTGGTCGCTGATGCCGCGCCGGTCCATCTCCACGATGCTGTTGGCCAGCACGTCGTAGGCGCTGCCCTGGATGGCGTAGTTCACGGACTTGTATTCATAGCCGGGGTCCACCGGCAAAATGCGCCCGCCAGCGGTGACGACCCGGCCGTAGGTCTCGGCGACGTTCTGCACCTTGCGCATCCACCGCTCGCAGCCCTTCATCGCCTCGAACATCTGCCGCCTGATCTGCGCGGCCGACTCCTCGGTGTGACCGATCTGGCGCGCAAGCTTGGCGATGCCCAGCCCGTACATGGTGCCCAGAAGCACCACCTTGGCCACCGGCCGCTCGATACCGGCGCTGCGCTGGATGGGCTCGTACAGATCCTCCCCCGCCTCGAACGGTGCCAGGAACTCGTGGTCCTTGGCCATCAGCGCCATGGTCACGGGTTCGATCTGGCTCCAGTCGATACTGGTCAGGCCCTGCCCGTCGTCGCTGATGATGGCCCGCGCGTCGGCGGGGAACTGCTGGAGTTCGGGGCTGCCGTAGGCCATGCGGCCGGTGGCGCTGGCTCCCAACACGCCGACCTGCGGATGGCACCGGCCGGTCACGCTGGCCTGCCGGTCGACCTTCTCCAGGTAGCCCATCACCTTCTCGATGGTGGCCAGCTTGCGCTGGGCTGCGGCCAGCGGATGGTCCAGCCCGTCGAGGTCGGCCTTGGTGGCGCGCAGCTTGCGGGTCGGGGTACGCGGCCAGTTGGCGGGCAGCTCGCCGCGCTCATGCAGGTACTCGACCAGCTTCGCGCCCTTGCCGCTGCCGCCCTCCAGCCCGTGCGCGGCCAGTTCGGCGATGGCCAGGTTACGGTCGATGTCCACCTGCTCGGCGTAGCGGTCCAGGTAGGCGCGGTCCACCGCCAGGCCCGCCGCCGACCGGCGCAGCATCACGCGGTGGACGGTTTCCTGCGTCCACAGCAGCTGCTCGGCCTCACCCTCGGTGGTGGCTCCGTAGGTCTGGAACGGATGGTCGGTGGCCCAGTGCAGTGCCTTGGCGCGCATCAGCGGCTCGATGCGCAGCGTGGCCACCGTGTCGGCCATCGCGCCGTAGCGGTACACCGGGCTCTCGATGTCCATGCCCTCGAAACCGGCCTGCTGCGTCTTGTAGCCCGCCGCCTTGAACGCGCGCTCCAGCCCGCCCTTGTCGTCGTCCAGGCCCAGGTGCCGCACGCTGAGCGCGGTCAGGTTCTTGGGCACCATCACGTCGGGCACGGCGAACCGGGCGATAACCAGGGTGTCCACGATCTTGCGCACGTCGGGCAGGTCCAGCAGCTGCGCATGATGCAGGATCGGCGCGTCGAACGGCGCATTGTGAAACACCAGGTGCCGGGCGTGTTCCACCATGTCGCGGACGATGCTGTGGTCGGCACCGTTGCGCGCCGGGTCCAGGATCACGGTGTGCACCTGGCCAGTACCGGGCACCTCCCACGCGAACGTGACGCAGTTGATCGTGAACGAGTTCAGGCCCGGCGTTTCGATGTCCATTGCCACCAGGTGCTCGCCCGGCTCGGTGCCGTAGATGAACTCGCCGCAGGCCAGCCGGGCGTTCTGGCCGGTGTGCATGGTGGCGTCCAGCACGGGGTCATACCAGCTGCGGCTGGGCACGCGGGGGATGGCGGTGGTGCCCAGCGCAGCGGCGTCGGCGGGGGTCAGCTTCACGGTGCCACCCTGTTCCACGCGGTGGCCAGGGCCTCGCGCAGCTCGTCGGCGGTGCAGTCGTCGGCCAGGGCCTGAACCGCCTCGCTGATGGACTCGTCCATTTCGGCGAACAGATCCTTCCGACCCTGCTCAATGGCGTCGTTGACCTTGGTTTCCACCTCGTCGTCGGGGGTCATCGTTTCGTTGTCGATGTCCTCCTGGTGGGCGCACCCGTCGGCATGGCCCTCGTCGTACTTGGCTGCCAGCTGGTCGTCGGTGACGGCAGGCCCCGCCATGCTGCCCGCGCTGCCCGGCGGGCAGGTGTACTGGCCGGTTTCGGTGTGGATCCATCCCCGGTCAGGCCCGTTGGTGGTGTGCACTGGATGGCTGCACTCGGGGCACGCGCCCCGGTCTGTCAGGTACTCGGTGGCAATGTCCAATGGGCTGGGCCAGTCGGGCGGCGGCGGGGCCTGGGCCTCCAGCATGTCGGCCGCGTTGCGCAGGCGCTTGAGCATGGCCTGGCTGACGTTGCCGGTGATGTCCACCCCGCCGGTCTCCAGCACCAGGATGGTGGTGCGCACCTGGGCGGCGGTCACGGCGGTCTCCAGTTCGATGGTCACCAGGCCACCCTTTCGATTGCGTAGTTCAGGGCCTCACGGGTGACGCCCAGGTTTGACCAGCCGCGCAGCACGTCGGCCAGCTCGCCCAGCGACGGAGCCTGCTCCAGCTCGGGCTTATCGTCAGGATCAACGGCGTCGGGCTCGGGGTCCAGGTATGCCTCGAACGCGCGGGCAGTGTCGATGATGGCACCATCGCGGTCGCGAATGGCGCTCATGCCTGCCCAGGCGCGGCTGGCGCACTCCAGGGCCTTCTCGCGTGCCCAGGTGCCGCCATGGGTGCAGCTGGACAGCGTTTCGCTGAGCATGGGCAGCTCCGCGCCCAGGTACTGGTCGTGGTGGTATTCGCCGACGCGCACCACCTGGCAGGGGAACGTGACCCCGGCCTGGGCAATGGACATGGGATCCCAGCCGCCGGGGCTGATCCACACATCCACCTGCGGCAGGCCCGACTCCGTGGTGACCTCGCGGCGCACGAACGCCACCGCCTCGCTGGTGCGGTCGCCCGCAATGCGCAGCCAGCTGATGATGCTGCCGTCGGGCAGGGTGCGCAGGTGGGGCTCGTCGCGGATGTAGGCGTCCTCGGCCCAGGGTGCGGAGGTCATTCGTGGTCACCGCCGTTGGCGGCGACACCGGCCACCGCGCGCTCGTAGGCGGTGAGGGCTGCGGCCACCGGGCCGGGGAGGTCGGCCTTGTCCACCGGGGAGCGGTACTCGCGCCACTCCCGTTTGCGCGTGATCTTGTCGCTGACGCCGCCGCTCTTGAGGCGCTGCGGGCCGGACAGCACCACACTGCGCAGCTCGCCGTCGTTCCACCGGGCGATCAGGAACTCCGGCTGGAACGACGTGGTGCGGCTGTACTCGGCCAGCATGTCGGTCACGCTGCCGGGCTTCACGCCGAAGTGGGCGATGTGCTCCACGGTGGTGTCGTCGTCCTTGGCCGGGTACCGGCGCACCTGCTTGGTCGTGACGCTGGACAGCCAGTCAATGTCGTCGGTGCCGGTTACCGGCCCTTCGATGAAGCCGATGGTGGCGTCGGGCATGGTGATTCTCCTTCGTGGTTGTGGTGCGGTGGTCAAACCTGGCTGTCGTACAGCGCCAGGGTGGGAACGTCGTTGTACTGGTCGGTGGGGCGCAGCGTGACCGGCTGGTCGGGGAACAGCGTGGCCTCCACCTCGGCACCGTAGCCGTAGACCACGTGGGTCTCGCTGCCGTTGTGGCTGAGCTGGCGCAGCTCCCCGGTGATCACCGTGGAGGTCTCGCGCTGGCTGTCCCACTGGCGGAAGCGGATGGTCTGGCCGATGTCCTGGCCGGACAGCTCGGCGGCGGTAATGATCGTGTTGCGCTTGAACCGGCTCTCCGGCTGCACCTCGTTGGTGCTCACCGCGCGGCCACCGTGACCGCGTACACCGGCAGGCCGAAGTCCATGGGCGGGGCCTGGCCGGGTCCGCAGATGCGGTTGCCCATGGTGGTGCAGTCCCAGCACGGCTCGTCCTCCTCGCACTGCGCAGCAACCTTGGTCGACTGCACGGTGACGGGTGCGGCGTCCTTGGGCGCGGCCACGGCCATCCCCAGGGGCAGGCCCGCCGCCAGGCCGATGAACACGCCTGCGGCGAAGCACACCGCACGGTCTGCGTTGGATGTGGGCATTGTGGTTGTCCTCCCAGGTAAACCGGGGCGGGGCGGTCCCGCCGTGGTAATGAAGGTTATAGCTTATTGATCACGCCGCTCGCAACCACTTGCCCGACATTGGCAGGGTATCTGCTGCTAACGAGGTCTGCGGCCGGTTTGCGACCACTGCTGGCCGCGCTGCATCTGGTACAGCAGCGACACCGCCCGGCCCACCTCCGGCGGCAGCGTGACCATCAGTTCGTCCCAGGCACCGCGCTTGCGCAGCTCGTCGCACAGCGCCACGAACGGGCCGAAGTGGTCGGCGTCCACGCGCTGGGTCACGACGTACCCGAGGGCGAAGCACAGCGCCGTGGTGGGGGTCATGTACAGCGGGGTGCCGTCGGCGTAACGGGGCACCTGGGGCACGGGGAGGTTGTGGGTCACCGCCCCAGACTAGCCCGCCCTTGTCGGGTATCACAGCCCCTCGCGTGCGCGCGCGTACACGCACGTGCGCGCGGGCGCGTCAGCGTACCGGATCGCACCCCATTTTGTCAAATTGGAGGGCAACTACTTGCCACGGACTTGACTACCCCGTTAGGCTGCGGCCGAGGGCAGCGCAGCACTACGGGGATAGTCCAGCCCCTACGGCCACGAAAATCAGATTCATCATCCTACTTCTGAGTAGGGTCACGTCCGGCTCCGCGTCCAGGGCGCAGCCACGGGGCACACCCCGCCCTCACTCTGCTGGGCGGGCTGCCCCTGGCCTCGCCGGTGACCATCTAGCGCAGCAGGTCAATTTAGGGTTAGTGTGAAACCTATGACCACAACCACACGACGTAAGACCACGAAGAAGGCGGCTGTTCCCAAGGGGGACGTGCGGGCGGAAACGCTGGCGCAGTTCAACCGCGAGCTGATCGAGTATTGCGGGCACGATCCAGGGTTCGACCAGCTGGTGCAGACGCTGTTCAGCACGCGGGCAGCCATCAAGCAGCTGGCCGATGCACGGAAGAACCTGTTCGAGCACGTCAAGGGCTACTACCGGGGCCAGGACGTGGCCGTACCGGGGACGGACTACGTGATTCGGGAGACCGCGCCGGGGGAGGCCACCACGTACCGGGCGGTGAGCAGTGCCGACGCCAAGAAGGCCGACCCGGCTGCCTGGCGGCGCGCGCAGGTGATGACAGGGTTTGTGCAGGTGAAGGCCCCGGCGGCGGTGGCTGCGGCCGTGCCGGAGGAAGCGGTGCCGGAGCTGTGCCGGTTGGACAAGGGCGTCGGGCTCACGGAAGCGGTGGCAGCGTACAAGGAGGCACCGGCCTGGACCAGGCTCAAGGAGCTGCGGGCGGTGGAGCAGGAAACCCTCGGTCGGCTGGAGAAGCTGGCTGCGGACTTCGGCTGGGACGGCGACCTCAAGGTGTTCGCGGATGGCTGGAGTGTGCAGCTCAAGCGCCAGCAGTACAGCAGTGACGTGCTGGCAGCGGTGGACCCCGAGCTGTTCGACCGGCTGGCCGTGGTGAAGCTGCGGCAGGCAGCGGCCAGGGTGTACGTCGGCAAGCCCGGCGATGCCGATGGTGCCGAGGATGAGTACGCGGATTAGCCCCGTCGATGGCGCGCCGATACCGCCGCTGAGCTGCGGTTTTGTGGTGGTACTGGCGCGCCAGCAAATTAGGGGTTATACATATAACCATGGTACGCATAAAAGGGCGTGGACCCGGCCGTCCACCCGGCCCAGACAAGTTGCTGGTGCCCGTGAAAATGGTGCCTGAGCAGCGGCGACGCTTCAAGGCCATGTGTGCTGCGAAGGACATGAGTTACGAGCAGCTGATCATCCATTGGATGGATAAAGATGACGCAAATGAGCGTCGTAGAGCCGCACAGCAAAAACATCCGCTTCACCAGCCAAAACAGGCCAGTTTCTATCCAGGAGGAGGGCAGCGTGTCCAGCCCCGACAGTGACGACGAGGCGGTGCTTGCCCCGGCCGAATGGACCGGCAAGCCCGTGGTGTGCACCACCTGCCAGAACGCGGGCAAGCCCGTGATGGGACAGGACGGCTGGCAGCTGCCCATCCACGGAATGCTGGAGCGCACGTTCCCGTTCCGCATTGTCACCTGCCCCGGCAGCATGAGCCCCGTGACCGCCATGCAGGTGCCTGCGTCCATGGAGCAGCGCATCGAGGACCGTGTGGTCGACGCCATGCCCGACCGCGTAAACGACGATTGGGACACCCCGTGAAGACCTACGACGTGGACATCAAGGCCAGCTACCGCGTGGAAGCCACCGACATCGACGCGGCGATGACCAAGGCGTACCGGCTGGCCGACGGCACCGACGAGCCCAGCGAGCAGGCCCGCGTGGTCGACACCGAATGCACGAAGGTGGCCCTGCTGTGACGCCCTGGCACTGGGCGGTGCTGCGTGAGCTGCTGGCCCACCCCGAGCGGCGCGTGATCGTGACATGCGTGCCGCCCCAGCACCCGCAGACAGGGCAGCACCGTGGATGAGTGGCCCGAGCTGGAGCGCCTGGCCCAGGCGGTGGACGCCTGGGACGAATGGCCCCTGTCACCGATCTACGATCGCGCGGCGGCTGTCATTGACGCAGCGCGTGACGTGGTGGCCAACTACCGCGAGAGCAAGGCGCTGATCGAGCACTACAAGAACATGCCGCCGATCACGCTGGACACGCTGCGCCGCGAGGGCCTGGTAACCGAGGCCCAGTATCGGCGTCAGGTGGGGCTGCCGCCTGCGCCCGAACAGGGCGTGAAGGCGTGCATCGAAATTCCGGTGCCCGAGGGCTACGACGAGGGCGATGATCCCGTAGTGCGCCATGCCCGCAAGGTGTGGGACGACTTCGGCCAGGCCATGCAGCCCGGCCATCCCACCGTGCACGTGCCCAGGGAGGAGCCGGGAGGTGATCGACCGCGTGACCATTGAGCACCAGCGCGGCACCCAGCCCGTGGTCCGCAGCCGCGTGGACCAGGCCACCGCCTGCTACTACCCCGACAGCCAGCGCGTGGTCATCGTCGCGGACAAGGCCAACTTCACCGCCGCACTCGACGCGCTGACGGAGCTGACCCTGGAAATGCTGGCACCCAAGGAGGCCACGCCATGACGCTTACCGCGCCGGGCGGCTGGGCGCTGCCCACCGAATACATCTACGAGTTCAGCGACGTACCGTTCCCTGACCCGCTGGTGCTGCCCTACTTCACGATCACGCGCGGCGGTATCCGGTACCCGCTGGGGCCGGTGCGGCACTACCGTTGGCACGCCCGTAGCCCATGGGGCAGGCGCATCAAGCGCGTGCTGTTCGGCGTGCAGTGGATCGACGTATGACCCGGCCCGCGCCCATCATGGAGCTGACCGCCGAGCACGCCGACGGCACCATCTACGCCGACGGCGAAGGCGACCTCTGGCATCCGTGCCCGTTCGGATGGGTGGTCACCCGGCGTCGGCCGTTCAGCATCGACCAGCAGCTGGCCGCACCACTGCCGATCTATGGCCCGTACGTGCCGGTGCTCGGCCCGCCGCAGCCACGTGAGGGACAATCGCACCCATGACGGTCAGCGACGACGACATCGGCTCCATGCTGGACGAGGAGCTGCTGGCCCGCCGTACCAAGGTGATGTTCCTGCGCAACGCGGGGGCCACCTGGCAGGCCATCAGCAAAGAGGTCAGCGTCAGCATCGCCACGTGCCGCAAGGACTACCAGGTGGTCTGCCGCGACATCAACAACGAGCAGCCCGCTGACGTGGTGGCCCGGCACCGCGCGGTCATCTTCGACATCCAGCGGGCCAACTACCCCGCCATGATGCGCGGCGACAAGGACGCAGCGGCTACCATCCTGCGGGCGCTCGACCGCGAGGCCAAGCTGCTCGGGCTCGACGCACCCACGCGCATCCTGGCCGGTGTCAGCGACGTGGAATTCGCCAACGAGGCTGCCCGGCTCATCGAACGCATCACCACGCTGGACCCCACAACCATGAAGGAGCTGAGCCGTGCCACCAACAGCGCCCCGCACATCATCGACGCAGAACCCGCTGACGTTCCCGCTGACCAGGCGGGTACTGCGCAGGCTACGCCGTTGTCTGGGCCAGCGGGCGCTGGTGCCGGTGCCGACGATGACGACGACTGGAGCAACATCGCCTGACCCGCACCACGGGCCGGTGACGCACCGCTGCCGCCTTGTCGAGCGGCACGAAATCACCACCGTTGCCGACGTGGACAGCGTCGATTACGCCGACCTGTACGCGGCGCTGTTCGACCAGGCGCGGGCCTGGCACACCGCCCACGGGCTGGAACCCGTCGACCTGGCGCAGATCAATCCCAGGCCCACCACCGGCCCGCTGGCGGCGGTGCAGGCAGTGGTCGGCGTGGAGTGGACCGTCACGGTGGGGCGCGGCGACATCAGCGAGGACCAGCGCTTGCCGGGCGTCATGGACAGCTGGAAGTGGTCAGCGCGGTTCCACCACTGGCGCAAGGTGTTCAACCGAATGGACGGACGCCAGGGGCGGCTGCTGGCCTTGCGGGAGGACGGCCGAGCCACGGTCACCAAGCTGTTCCCCGAGGCGACCCTGGCACCCGACCAGCGCCCGCCCTGGATGCACCGCAGCACCGAGGTGGTCGGTGCCCGCACCGGGCCGGTGGACGGATGCACGTGCCATCTGCCCGGCCCGTTCAAGGACATCTGCCCTGTCCACTTCGACGCCGACACGTAGGCGGCGCGGTACCATCGCGCGCATGGGCCTCGCTGACCACCGCCACCCCGGCACGCAGCACCTCGTCGCGCTGCTGGAGCCGAACCCCAATCTCCCCGATCCGTTGCACCACGTGGCCGACGTTGCCGCCTGTATGCGCGACAAGATGCTGGAGCTGCTGGGCGACGGCCCCGAGCTGACCGCCGGGCTGCGCAAGCTGCTGGAGGCCAAGGACTGCTTCGTGCGCCAGGCCCTGCTCGACCGGGTGGACGACCAGTGACCGACGTGCACGTCATCGACAAGCGCGCCCAGCGTGCGATGGATGCGCAGCTGACCGAACACCTGCGCATCGCCCGGCGCAACCAAATCGCCGCCAACGTGCGCCAGCTGGCCGGGTCGCTGTGGTGGCAGGGTGCCGCCGGGGGCAACCCCGAGGCGTTCGACACCCGAGCCGACCTGCTGGCCCAGGCCCGCGCCGAGGGCTTGGACGTATGAGCGCAGACCCTGCCGACCCGTGCGAGCTTGACGCCGACGAGCCCGACGCCAAAGGCTGGCGACCGGACCACCTGCTGGTACCGGCCATCCTGGCGGGGTCACCGGTGACGATGGCCGACCTGTCCCCGGCCGACCGTGCCTGGGCGGTGGCGGGGCTCATGCGTGCCGGGCACACCGCCGAACGCATCCGCGACCGCATGGGGTGCAGCCTGCGCACGGTGCGGATGGTCAGCGCCTGGGCGGCGACGACCGCCTGCATGTTGCTCCAGGAGGAGTCCGAGCACTTCGCCGACGAGTACCGGATGCAGTCGCTGGAGGTCGCGCGCCTGTCCCGTGACCTGGCCACCGCCGAGGCCACCGCCGCGCGCTACCAGGACCAGCTGGCCCGCATGATCGACCGGCTCCAGCTCGACGGGGGCATTCCCACGTTCCCCAAGTGCGGGCACCCGAAAACCAAGTACAACACCTACACCGCGCCCAAGACCGGCAAGACCAGTTGCCGCATGTGCCACTGTGACGCCCAGGCCCGATACGAGGCCCGCAAACAGCAAACCGCCCCAGCCGACGGGGCCGGGGCGGTCGACGCTGGCGTTTAGGCGTCGGCGTAGCCGTGCTGGCGGGCAACGCGGCGGTCGCGGCGGTGGGAGCGCACCTTGATGGCCTTCTTCGCGCCCGCGCGGTACTCCAGGGCGTGGCGGCTGTAACGGCCGAAGGCGTCACGCTCGTCTGCGGTGGTGGGGTGCTCAGCGCGCATGATGTTTACCTTTCAGTGGTGGCGGGGCTGTCCCGCCGGGCTGGTGTGAACACACTAACCCGCCTTAGTCGGGTAAGTCAAGATGACCACCGCATGGGCGTAGGGTCGGGGCATGGCCAAGGCACGCAAGGGCTCCAGGCGTGGCGGTGCACTGCGCGGGGGCCGGTCCAAAATCGCACGTAGCAGGGGTCGCGGCACGGTCGCACTGCACGCCCAGGCGGGCGGCATCGCCACGTTCGCCAAGGGCGGCGGGGGCGGTTATCGCGGCTTCAAGTCCAAGAAGCAATGGCGCTGGGCCTGGGCGAACCATAAGCCCTGGGCGCGCAAGAAGTCGCACGAAACGGCCGGTGGCCCCAAGGTGCGCTATCGCCGCCTCCCGGCCAGCAAGCACAGCGGGCACAAGGGTGCACGCACTGGCTAAGTTCTGATAACCCGGTTATCAGGTGCCGCCAGCGGTTACCCCAGCGCCCCGAGCGCACTGGCCAGGAACACCAGCACCAGCACCGCAGTGAGGGCCACATAGCCCGCCTGCCGCCAGCTGGCCCACGGCCAGGCCACCACCTCGGGTTCGGCCGTTGCCCACGCTGGCGGGCACCACAGCGCCGCTGTGCCGACACCCTGGCCCAGGCACACCCGGCACCGGTACGTGTCAACCAGCCAGCGCATGTCGTGCCGGTAGCGGCACTGGCCGCACCCCTGGCACCAGTCGGCGCTCCCGTCCAGGCACGTCTGGACGCCGGGCTCCACCACGGGCTTGCCGACCACGGTGCCGTCGTGGGCCAGGCGGGGCGCTGGCTGCGCCACCAGCGGCGTGAACGCAAACCCGTCGGGCACCTGGCGCACGGTGCCGCCACCGTGGTCGTGCATGGCCTGCACCGCCGCGCCCAGGCGCTCGAACTGCCGGTCCTGGTCGCGGAAGCCCTTCGCGGCCACGCGGGGCACTCGTCCACCCATCACCACACCTCCAGGGGTACGTCGCAGTCGTCGGCGTGCTGGGCCAGGTAATGCGCGCCGCACGTCTTGCAATGGTCTGTGTCGTCGTAGGGGTCGGTGGCGGCGCGCAGCGCGGCGGTCATCCGCGCACCCTGGCGGCAGCTGCACCCTGGGCAGTGCGGACCCCGTATGTTGCTGCGCCGGTACGTGCCGCCCTCGCTGCCCGGCACCAGGCGGTCGGCAATCACCTCGTCCTCGGTGACCAACCGGCCGCACTCCCAGCAGGGCACTTTCACCCCGTCGCCGCCGAACCCGGCCTCGGGGCTCACCAGCCACTTGCGCCGGGCGCGCCGGTCATAGCTGCTGCCGCGCTCATTGCGGTTGCTGCGCCCGCAGATGCTGCTCACTTGGTCACCACGCTGGGCGGATCGAACACCAGCCGCCACCGGTCACCGACCCAGAGCAGGATCCACCAGTGCCGCAGCTGATGTCGGTCACCGTCGAACAGGCGCTCCACGTCGGCGCGGCTGGGCACGCCGCTGCCGGTCACGTGATGCAGCCTGCATCACGCGCGGCAATCTCGGCCAGCGTCATATCCAGGTTGAACCTGGGGAAGCCTGGGCGGTGCTTGCCGGGGCCGGTCTGGTCCTTGATCATCAGCACCCACTGGTCACCGGTCGACCGCACGCGCATGGACAGTCGGGCATGGCGACCCTCCTGGGGCCGGGGCATCACCTCGGCGCGCGTGGGTAGACCGATGGCCACGCCGTGGCGCAGCTCCAGGGTGCGGATGGCGGCGTATTGCCGTTCACCGAGGCTGGGCATGGTCGGCCTCCTCACGCTCGCAGTCGTCCAGAATCGCGGTGATGCGGTTCAGCGGCACCACCAGGGCGCTGCCGTATTCGGCGCACAGTTCGCGGATGCGCGCCATGGCCAGGCGCTCCGGCGTCAGCGCAAACGGGTCGGTGATCATGGGCACTCCTGGCCTGGTCGATGGACAAGATGGCATTGCGCGCAGATAACCTCCCGCGCGCCCACGGTCAGCTCGGCCAGGTCCAGGGCGTCGGCGCTGCCGGGGCCACGCCCGTCGTCCCACGGGTCGGGGAAGTCGGCCTCCGGCCCGCAGCCCAGGCCGGGCAGGCAGCTGGAGCAGCCCAGGGCCTCGCTGTGCGCGTTGTGGCCGCACTTGCGACAGATCACCTTGGGCCGGGTCATGGCCGGTCATCCCATCCGTTGCGCTTGCCGCCGATCAGGCACGGTTCGCCCGCCGTATTGGTGTGCTCGGCGAAGCAGCGCTTGCCCTCGTCGTCGCGCACCACGTCAACCGTCTTGGTGCATACCGGGCACCAGTAGGTGCCGTCGGCGGTCACCGCGTCCTCACTACGGCCGTCACGGTGCTGCCGGGCTGGAAGTGCTCACGCCAGCCGTAGAACTCCAGCAGTGCCCCGATGTCGTCCAGCACCACGAAGCGGTCACTGGCCAGGCCGACGCGCACGTTGCCGACCAGCGGCCGGTCCAGCGTGGTCTCGGCCAGGGTCACGTGGTCGCGGTGGCAGGGCCTCCACGGTGCCCACCATGGGCGCGCACCCATGGCGGCGACCAGCGCCACCATGGTCTCGCCGGGGCTTACCTCGGTGGCCGGGTCCAGCAGGGCCGGGGCGGTGGCCATGGCCTGGGCGCGGTGCTGGGCCTGGCGGTGCAGCAGCCACACCCGCAGGATGAACCCCAGTGCCACGCCCAGCGCGGCGTCCCGCCAGCTGAACTGCCAGCCCAGTGCGGCGTCTGTCATCCAGGCCAGCAGCCCGGCAATGGGGACCACCACCAGCCACCAGAACAGCCAGTCCTTCACGGATGCCACGGCTCGGCCCCCGTTCCGGTGCTGACGTTGTGCGTGAAGCACCAGCCGTACCGCTGGCGGCAGTCCGGCCCGCACGGGTAGCCGCCCATCAGCTGCACCAGCCTGGCCAGCTCGCGGTTCGTCATGTCGGCGTCCATCAGTTGCCCTCCAGCTTGGCGCGCAGTGCGGCCAGGTCGGCGTCGTCCAGCGGCGGCACGATGGGCGGCAGGATCAGGGGCATTCCCGCGTCGTGCGTGTTGCACCAGACCGCGACCGGCTCATCGGCCCCGCTGTAGTCGAACATCAGGCGGCAGCCCAGCTGAGCGTGGACACCGACCTCGGGGTTCATGTTGGGCAGCCAGCCGTTCGGCGGTGCTGCCTCGGTCTCCCGGTGGGTGAGCAGCTGGGCGATGTCCTCCAGGGCCTGGACGGCGCGCTTGGCCAGCGTCATGGCGTCACGGGTCGGGCCGGGCAGCAGGTTAACCATGGTTGGGGCGTCCTTTCGACGTGAGGGGTAGGCCAGCCCGCCGGAGCGTGGCGATGGCGTTCTTGAGGCTGCGCACGTCGCTGGGCGTGCTGGGGAACACGGTGGTCAGCACCCCGTCGATGTACACCTTGTGGTGCCCTCGGTGGGATTTGACCTCGCCGCCCACCGCGATGATGGAGCTGACGAGTGCGCGTACCTCGGGGTGCGTCCCGCCTGCGCGTTTGCGCCCGCAGCCGGGTATCGGTTGGTTGGCCACGCGGGCCTCCTTTCGGTGGTGGGCCGGGCCTTCCGGCCCACCGAGTAGGTCTTACTCGTTGACGGCGTTCATCCAGGTGATGGCCCGCATGGCGTCGGCGGCGCTGGCACCACCCTCACCCGTGCCCACGATCACGATGCGCTCGACGCGCCCGTTGTGGACGTAGGTACCGCGCAGCACCATGTCGAACTGGAGGTCATCCAGCGTGATGGTGCGGTGCAGCGCCTCGGCCACGCGCAGCATGGAATCCATCGACTCGGCGGGGTCGGTGGACTCGATGTCCACCTGCGTGCCGCGTGAGGTGAGGATCGAGAAGGTGAGGGGCTTGCTGAGCATTGCTGGCTCCTTGGGTCGCGGCGGCGGGGCTGTCCCGCCTGGCTGATGTATGAACACTAACCCGACTAAGGCGGGTAAGTCAAGAGCTTCTACCAGCGAAAATAGATGGATCAACGGCGTGACGGCGCACCATGCCGTCGGCACGCTCGGCCCAGTGCTTACCGCACACCGCGCAGTAAGCATGACCCCGAAAGGTGCGGGCCGGGGCCTTGCCAGACCCCGGACACCGCACCCGATCAGTTGCGCCCGGCATTCCATGCAGCAGGCAGAAACCCGCCACCGACGATCCACGTGTGCAGGCCCATGAAGCGCTCGGCCAGCGCTGTCGCGTCCTGCCCCAGGTTGTCGGGGTAGGTGTCGGCCTCGTCGTTGAGCACGGCGTTCGCGTAGTCGATCAGCTCAGCCAGGGCGGCGTTCGGGTCCATCAGGACACCTCCACCCACTGCATGACGACCTGGAGAGCGGCGTCGTAGCTGTCGGCGTCGGTGACCTCGTTGACGAACTGCGTCACCTCGGCCACGTGCCCGGCCGCACGCAGCGCCTTGCTGACCTTGCCGATGATGAAGAACACGTTGCCGTCCTGGCCGGTGAGCTGCACGTGCACATCGGGAAACTTGGGTGCGGTACCGGCCATCAGTAGCCGCCCTCGCGCTCGCGGCCAAACGGGCTACCGGGGCCGAAAACCACGCCACCGGCCGCAAACCCTCCGCGCCCGCCGCCACCGGCCCCACCGTGGGCCTGGGGCACCTCTGCGCGGACCAGCGGGTCGACCACGCTGCCGGGGCTGTAGCTGCCCAGCACCCGGCCGTAGGCACCCATGCGTTCGGCAACCGGGGCCTCGTCGTCGGGCATCGGCCCGAGCAGCTCGCTTTCGGTCATCAGGTGCAAGCTCGGCCAGTTGGCCTCACCGATGAACTGGAGCAGGCCAGCCCAGTTCATCCGGTCAGTGTTCTGGCCCGTGACGGTCCAGCGCACCGCGCCGCCGACGCGCCAACCAACAGCGGCGTAGGCGTACTCCCGACCAGCCTGGTACTTGGTGAACGCCACCACGGCACGGTCACCCGCACCGCCCAGCGCGGGCTGCTTGGGCTTGCGGGCCTCTCGGCGCGCCAGCTCGGCCTCGGCCACGGCACGGTCAACCTGGCTGGCCTGCTCCAGCAGCTGCGCCGCCTGGGAGCGCAGTGCTGCCGCCGACATCAGCTGGGACGGCAGCGACGGCTCCACGGTGGCCTTCTCGCCTTCGTTGTCGTTGGACATGGGTGTTCCTCCTTGGTGGTTGTGGTGGTTTACGGGGCCTCGTCAGCCGGGCCGGAGCCGTAGCTGCTGGGGTGCTTGGCGTCCTTGCAGCGGCTGTTCTTGCCCGCCATGCCGATGCCGTGCTTGGCGTTCACGAACGCGGGGTTCATGCACGCTTGGTCGTAGACGGGGTACTGGCCGGTCTCGGCGCTGGCGGTCGCGGCACCGAACAGGGCCATGCCTGCGGTGAGTGCGGCGGCGATCAGGTACTTCATGGTGGTTCCTCCTTGGTTGTGGTGGTTGGGTACTGCGTTGGTTGGGGGTGCCGGGCGGGCGCACGGTGGGAGCACCACCACCACCGCCCGGCACCGGTCTAACTACACCGGCAGCAAGGCGCTGAACGCCTTGGCCTTCATGTTGCCGATGTCGCTGCTCATCAGGGTGCGCTGGGCGCGGCGAATGGCTGCCTCCTCGCCCTCGGCACCGGTCACGGGGCGGTGGTGGTCCAGGTACTCGGTCACCGCGTTGTACACCCCGAACGCCGTGCCACGGAACGGGGCCACGGTGTCGGCGGTGCGGTACAGGTCGACCACCTCGGCGGCGCGCAGCTTGCGGCTCTCGGCCTGCTTCTCGGTGGTGGCACCGGGCACGTTCCAGATGTCCTCCAGCACCTCCAGCACCTGCACCGGGTTCATCTCCCGCTTGATCAGCAGTTCGCACTGCTCCACGAACGTGTCGCGGTAAGCGAAGGTCAGGCCCAGCAGCTGGCGCACCTCGGCCAGGCGCTTGTCCGGCTCGCCCGTGTGGCGCAGGCTCACGCAGCTGCGGGCGGCGTGCTCGGCCATCCGCTGCGTGTTGGCGCACACGATGCGCACCGGGCTGATGATGGCCCGCAGCGCGTCCTCGCCCGTGTGGTTGTTCAGGATGCTGATGTACAGGTCGGTGATGTCCAGCTCCCCGGTCACGGGGCTGCGGAACTCCATATGGGCGGGCATCTTCATCGTGACGAAGGTGTCCCGGCCACCGCGCAGCGCGCCGATGGTCTCGATGTGCGCGCCGCCCTCGTCCACGATCTGGCTGAGCAGCGCGGTGGTCTGCTCGTTCTGGAACGGGGTCCAGCGGTTGCCGACCACGCCCAGGGCCTCGGTGCCGCCGTTGACCGGGTTCGTGCGGACCACCACGTGGCGGTCAGGCACCGGCAGGCTGATCGTTGCGCCCTCTTCGCCGGACTGGTCGGGCACCTCGGCCGTCAGCGGCACCTTGCGCACGTCCCAGCCGCGCATGTGGGCGGCGTCCAGGGCCTCGTCGGTGGTCATCAGATGGCCGACCGGGGTGCCAAGCTTATGCCAGGCGTCCACCAGCCCGTTGGCGTCGGTGCGGCTGTCGGCAAAGCTGGTGATGCCGTCGGTGGTATCGAGTTCGTGGGCCATGGTGTTGCTCCTTTGTTGGTGGGTGGCGGGGCGGTCCCGCCTGCTGATGTGAACACAGTAACCCGACTAAGGCGGGTAAGTCAAGCGCTTCTAGCAGGCAATTTAGTCAGAAACTGCCCATCAGGTAGCCCACCGGGATGGCCAGCGCGCACGTCACCGTGAGCACCGCGCACACCAGCTCGGTCATGCTGTCCCGCCGGGAGAAGTGCAGGCCCACGCTGGCCAGCAGGCTGACCGCCACCAGGACCAGCGGGCCGGTCACCAGGGGCCTCCTGCCGCCAGGTTGAACCAGGTCTCCCGGCGCTGCTCGGGCGTCGGCTCGGGCTCCAGCACGGCAATGGTGTTCTCCCCAATCAGCACGTACCAGGGCACCGGGTCCGGCCCGTTGTCGACCATGGCGGCGAACAGCCCGCCATCGGTGGCGCGGTACACCGCCTCGGCACGCTCACGGCGCGTATCAGCGGCCAGCTGCGCCGCCCAGGCGATGTGCGCGGCGTCCTGGGCCAGGGCCTCGGCCTTGCGCCGCTGGCGCGCCCTACGGCCGAACAGCCCGCAGGCCGGGCACCATACGGCGTGTTCCACGTGAAACTTCACGGCATAACCACCTTGAACTCGTTGCGGAGCAGACACTGGCGCTTGCCCCTGGGCTTGACGAGGCAGTACAGCGGGGTGCCGTCTGCCGTGGTGGTGATCATGCTGACGCGGCACCGCAGGCCCGCGTACTCGGCAACATCGTTGACCACCGGCACCACCGTGTACGCATCGCTGATGTCGATCAGCCGGGCGTGGGCGGCGCGCTGGCACGCCTGCTGGGCTTCGGCCTTGGTGCCGCATACGGCGGTGAAGTCCGGCCCGCTGGCTGTCCAGATCGGTCGGTGCGTGTCCAGGCTCAGGATGGCGTAGGGGCCTGCGGTGTAGTGCCCCGGCCGCACACGCGCCCACTTCATGCGGGCACCTGCTTGGGGAACATCGCCAGGGTGGCCTGGTCACCGCCGACGCGGTAGATCATCCCCAGCGCGCAGTCCACGATCACCGTTTCCGGCGAGTACGGGCCTTCGTCTGCGAGGTAGTGCATGGTCATGCTCCCTTCTGGGCGGCGCGGGCCACGCGGTGGATGTGCCACCAGGCGGCGTTCTCGTTCAGCTCAAAGTCGACAATGCGGCTGGCCAGTGCCCACTGGGCGTCCTCCCCATCCAGGTGGTTCTCCAGGGTGCTGGTGATGCCCTGGCCCACCGGGCAGGCAGGCTCGTGGTCGTTGACATACCCGGCGCAGCTGTCGCAGCTGGGAGGTTCGGTGATGTCGGCGGGGTCGTACATGGCGGCTATGCCTCCTCGGACTGGATGCGGGCGATGGCTGCGGCGGCGTCCTTGGCGCTGGGCACCGACCGCACGTAGATGATGGAGCTGCCCGGCGACAAGTCGACCTGATAACCGATGGCGATCATGTCGTCGGCCAGCAGCTTGGCCTTGCGGACGTTGGCGCTGTCCAGGTCGCTGACGCTAACCCAGACGTTGGCCGGGATGCTGCGCCCGTTGCCCCGGTGCACGGAGTAACCGGCCCGGTGGATCGGTTGCGTGATGATGCCGAAGTCGCGGCGCAGCGCCCGGCTGACGACCGGTGCTGCGGGGAACGGGCTGGCGGGCTTGGACATTGCGGGCCTCCTGGTAGCGGTGGCGGGGCGGTCCCGCCTGGCTGATATGAGCACACTAACCCGACTAAGGCGGGTAAGTCAAGACCTTGGCAGGGCCAGGACCAGGCAATTTGCCCGGCCCCGGCCCTGGAGGCTTACGCCTCGTCCTTGGCGGCAGCCTTGCGGACGGCGCGGCGCTCGCGGCGCTTGGCCAGCCGCTCGGCCTTGGCGTCGGCGGTCTCGTTGGCGCGCTTGGCTGCCCGGCGGGCGGCGCGGCGGGCCTTGCGGACAGCCACCTTGTCGGCGTCGGCAACCTCGGCCTCGACCTGCTCGATGGTGGCGTCGGCCTCGGGCTCGACCTCGGTGGTGTCCAGGTCAGCCAGGGCCTCCTCCAGCTCGCCCTCGGGGTCGGCAGCCTCGACCGGCTGGGGCTCAGGGTCGGCGGCAACCTCGGGGAACTCAGCCAGGATGTCGGCCACTGCGTCGGCTGCGTTGTCGTAGACCGTGACGTTGGCCTTGACATGCTTGCCCTTCTTGGCTTTCGGCGCGTTCTTGGCCTCGATCAGCGCGTTGATGGCCTCCTCCTGCCAGCCGTCGTCAGCCGAGAAGTCACCGACCTCGACCACACCCTGAACGCTGGTGGGCACGGCCGGAACGACCTCGGCACGGTAGCCGTGCTCGGCGAAGTATGCGCCGGTCTTGCCGCTGCCCGCCTTCGCGGCGGCGGCTGCGCTCTTGTGCCAGCTGTACGGACCCCAGCTGGTGCCGTCCTCGTTGCCGGTCATCAGGACGTGGGTGTAGGCCATCGACCCCGTGGTGCGGGTGAAGGTGTCGCCGTTGGGGGCGGTGGCGGTGAAGGTGACAGTGGCCATTTTGGGGCTCCTTGCGGTTGTGCGTAGCGGGGCGGTCCCGCTGTGCTGATGTGAACACACTAACCCGCCTTAGTCGGGTAAGTCAAGACGACCACGGAAACCAGTTTTTGCAGGTCAGGGGCCATCTTTTACGTCCACCCCTGGTACCGCCCCCGGTGCCCGGCTCCGAATTTAGACTAACCCGGTATCCTCCGGCCTCGCAACTCCTCCGGTAGTCCCTCCGATATGCTCCGGCC